ATGTATATCATTAGTATTATTATGTATGTACTCCTCATAAGTATAACCGTGTATCCTTACCATATGCCTCTTCATTGTAAAGTTTCTACTAAAAAAGTCGTAACATATAGGACACTGTATATCTGGTGCTTCTGGTGCTTGTGAATTTTCCATTATAATATAAGTTTAGAAAAAGATTCTTTATATAAATATTTACAGACATAGGTGTTTTGCACCTACACCGGAAACTTTAGGGGGGGATTTATTTTATTTTTCCAAGTCGCTAAAAAATTTTAAAGTCACTTCTAAATTAAAAATCGAACAAATTTGTCCGTTCTTGGAAAAAATAAAATGTCTTTATTTTAGATGTTTAAAACCCGTGCTACGTGTATTCGGGAGGTTGAAAATTGGTCTAGCTATGAGAATGCCCATCGGCTCGACCACGCTTCATTTAATCCCGCACGCGTTCAAAAAAATTTAGAAATCTGGGCACCTAAGATGGCTGCTTTAATGAAAAAGATTGAACAATTGGATCATGATGATATGAAACGTGATGGTCATCTTTATAAACATCTTATCTTCTCTGATTTAAAGACGAATGGAGGTGCCAAAAGTATTGCAAGTGCGTTATTATCCAATGGTTATTCATTGATTTATGATGCTTCTCTGTCTCTAAAATCGAATTTGCCCAAAACAAAAAAGAACTTTGTCCTTCTAACCTCTACGAAAATCTATCAAAAAGCGATTGGTGTTCGTTTCCGTCGTAAAGTATTAGACTTGTTTAATGCACGTCCAGACAATGTTTATGGCCAAGATGTACGCTTTTTAATTCTTGATTCTGGATTCAAAGAAGGCATTGATGTCTTTGATATTCGTTACATCCATATTTTAGAAACACCCATTACAAGTGCAGATCAAAAACAAATTATTGGTCGTGGAACACGTTTCTGTGGTCAAAAAGGGCTTAAATTTGATTCCAAACACGGTTGGCCTTTGTTCGTTTATAAATACCGTACGACTGTTCCAGATTCTCTAAAAGATACTTATGAAGCCGATACACTCTATGATATCTTTTTAAGAAATAGCAATCTTAATCCAGCGTTAATCACGTTTGGTAAAGAATTGGATGAAAAAGTCATTCAAGCTTCGGTGGATTTACAATTAAATGCACCCATTCACGCTGTACAAAAAGATTTTAAAGATATTTATGACAAGGCGTTGCGTGATTATCCAAGTCCTATGGCAATTTCTCCTGCCAAAGAAGAAATCACAGTGAAATATGGTGTTAAAATGGAAAAGCATGGTCCTATTAATTGTAAAAATGGTTGTAAAGGAAATGTGTTAGCAATGCCAGTCCCTTTTATGTTAATTGTTTGGTATATGAGTAAGAAAACAGATTTGATCAATGATAAACGACCTAAGGCCTTCCTATGTGAAAAAATTGTAAAAGATTCTGAATATTGCAAGCGACTCAGTAGTGCTTGGCATCGTCCAGATATTTATATCCTTAAAAATGAAAAACGTATTTATGAACGACTTAAGGCAATTCCCAATCGAGAACCCTTTAGAACTCAAAAAGAAGAAATGCTTCGTTATGTAAGAATTCGTTTGGAAGCGATTCAACTCCCACCCGAACCACCCATGCGTGATATGAATTACGAACAATTACAAGACTATATTAGCAAACGCTTTAAGAAGTTTAAATGGGAAACACCAAAGATTGAAAATCAATGTGTGGAAAAACCGGCGGATCCACAAAAAGGAGAACTCACCTTTACACCCAGTCAAGATTTTGTACGACACTATTTCCAACCTGCTTCAGTTTATAAGGGACTATTACTATGGATGAGTACGGGATCTGGCAAAACATGCACGGCAATTGCCACAGCAACCACAAGCTTTGAAAAAGAAGGCTATACGATTTTATGGGTCACCCGCCATACATTAAAATCAGATTTATGGAAAAATGTCTTCCAACAAATCTGTTCGATTGCCTTACGTGAAAATATGCCAGCTGATTTTTCATTAAGTACAGCTTTAAAGAACCCTCTCAAATATTTATCCGATCGTTGGATGATGCCTTTAACCTATAAGCAATTTTCCAATATGCTTCTAAAACGAAACCAATTTTACAAAGAAATGGTGAAACGTAATGGTGAAAAAGATCCTCTAAAAAAGACCATTCTCATCATTGACGAAGCCCATAAATTATTATCAGAAGACTTATTACCTCAAGAAAGACCTGATTTTAAGATTTTACAAAAAGAAATTCAGCATTCCTATAAGGAATCTGGAAAAGACTCCGTTCGTGTGTTATTGATGAGTGCAACTCCTTATACCAATGATCCAATGAACTTTATAAAAATCTTAAATTTATTACGTGAATCCAAGTTCTTCCCAGAAACCTTTGCAGAATTCCAAAAAGATTTCTTAACAACGGAAGGCACATTTAAAGATCCCTACACCTTTGTCAATCAAGTATCTGGATATGTGAGTTATCTCAATCGTGAAAAAGATATCCGTCAATTTGCTGTCCCAATTGTTAAATCCATTGAAGTACCTATGAGTGAGTCATCCTTGCCAGAAGTCAAAGAAAAATTAGATAAAGTTCAAGAATTGTATAAACAAGCTCAAAAAGATCTGGATCATTATAAAGACGTTAAAAAGAGAGGCAGAGAAAAACTCAAAAAAGAAAGAGTTCTCTTGGAAGATCGTTGCAAAGAGATTGAAGATCGCAAAGAAAAACGCGAATGTAAAGAAGCCATTCCTCAAAAATTAGAACAATTTAAAAACTTCCTATTTAAAGAAGCCAATAAAGCCATTGAAGAAAACGAAGAAAAAATGAAACAACTTAAACCAATCGTCGTAACAACACAAAAAGAGTTTAAAGAACTCAAAGAAAATGACTTGAGTCAAGAGCGCATCTTAACAGAAAAGTGCTTTAAACAAAAGTTGGCATAATTACATAGTGTTTATATACGTGTCATTATGGAAGACAAAAAAGACTTTCTCTTCCGGTTTATATCGGTTGAAAAGAGACGTCATCTCAAACTAGATGATGAAGCCTTTTACAGTGTGACCGATCAATATACAGCCGATCGTATTTCAAGAGACATTCTACGTGTGCTTCCTGATCTTCAAATCATTACAGATGCAACGGCATGTATTGGTGGAAATACCTATTCTTTTTCAAAGTATTTCCCCAAGGTAAATGCCATTGAAATGGATCCTTTGCGTTATCAATATCTTCAACATAATATGAAAGTATTGGAAACGATCAATGTGGATATGTATTTGTCTGATTTATTGATTGCGTGTCATCGATTGTCTCAAGATCTCATCTTTATTGATCCTCCCTGGGGTGGACCCGATTATAAAAGTAAAGATGCGGTGGATCTCTTTATTTCAGATGTTGAACTATCTGAAGTATGCGAGCATATTAAAGATACAGCCAAATATATTGCTCTTAAAGTACCGATCAATTTTAATGAAATGCAATTTGTTGAAAAAACGATGCTGTTTATGAAATTGATTTATAAAAATACAGAATTGCGAAAAATGCATTTACTACTCTTTCAAGTGCTAGATGGACATTCTCCATAAATTTCAGTTTCATTATCATAAGAAGACATTACACGTGTATAACAATTTACACCCTCCAATAGTTCATTCAAGTCTTTGGGTTCAAGATTTTCTTTTTCCATTAAAGCCTTTGCAATACGGTCTAGATACATTTCATTTTGTCGTAAAAGTTCCATACCTTCGCTATAACTATGTTCAATGAGTTCTTTAACTTCACACGCAATATCTGCAGATAAAGCGTCTCCAATGATATTATCCATTACATTGAGTGGTCCAATGGTTTGATTAAAACCGTATTCAGTTACCATTTGTGTTGCTAAAGCAGTTGCTTGGCGGAAATCTTGAGAAGCACCGGTTGTAATTTTTAAAGTACCATATTTGAGTTCTTCTGCAATACGGCCTCCTAAAGCAACCATTAAACGATTTTCAAGATATTCACGTGTATAGAGTCCATTATCGATACGATCTTCACTTGGTTCAAAATAAGTGACACCACTTGCATCTCCACGTGGAACAATCGAAATCTTTTTAACATTGTCATAATCTCCAAGTAAAATACCCATTAGAGCATGACCGGCTTCGTGATAGGCAACAAGTTCTCGCTTACTATCGGATACAACTCTTGTTTTATTTTCAGCTCCCAAAATGATTTTATCAAATACTTGAATGATGGTAGATTGATCAATCGAAGGTAAATTCTCTCGAGCAGCATAAATCGCAGCTTCATTGCATAAATTTTCTAAATCCGCTCCAGAAAAGCCAATCGTCATCTTTGAAATACTGTCTAAATCAATGTATTCATCGACTTTTTTGTTTTGTAAATGAACTTCCAATATAGCTTTACGACCGACAAAATCAGGTAGTTCTACATAAACTTGACGATCAAAACGTCCTGGACGCACAAGCGCTTCATCCAATAACTCTGGACGGTTGGTTGCAGCAATTAAAATCACACCACTATTAGGATCAAAACCATCCATTTCTGTCAGAAGTTGATTGATGGTTTGTTCGCGTTCATCATTGGAATTGCTGCCTGGTCCTGCCGAACGCTTTTTACCAATGGCATCAATTTCATCAATGAATATAATACAAGGGGCTTTCTCTTTCGCTTTTTTAAAGAGATCGCGAATACGAGAAGCTCCCAAACCAACGAATAACTCAATAAATTCAGAAGCAGAACAAGAGAAAAAAGGAACGCCTGCTTCACCTGCTACGGCACGTGCAAGGAGCGTTTTACCTGTACCAGGAGGACCAATCAATAAAATACCTTTAGGAATACGAGCGCCCATTTCAATGTATTTATCTCCGTCTTTTAAAAAATCAACCACTTCTTTTAAGTCTTCTTTAGCATTATCAATCCCTGCCACATCATCAAATCCCACTGTAATCTTATTTTCTTCTTCATAAAGCTTACCAACTTGTTGATTGACACCAAATGGACTACGACCATTTTGATTGGAAACAAGCATGAAAATTAAACGTAAAATAAAGAATAGTCCTACCATCTGAATAAATGTTTCAAACATAGAAGCTAAAATCATACCATTATTTGCTTGTTCGCGAATATAATGCACTTCTACATCGTAATTGATTAAATCATCTACAAGTGTATCCGATGGAATCAATTGAACTTTTACTTCCTCACCTGAACGTGTCAATGCTTCAGCATGAAGATCTTTTGCATGAATATGGACACTTAAAATATGTTTGTTCTTTACTTCTTTCATAAAATGCGTATAGGACCATTCAGGAGGAGGCACTGTTTTTAATTCAGGAGCTGGCATTTGAGGAAGAGAGAAAGAGAGATTTCCAAATGTATAAGGAATATATTTTACAAGGGGAATGGGGTGTTGAGGAGGAATAAAAGAAGAAATCGCATTTCGTTTCATCGAAATACGACGATAAGAAGAAAGAGAGCGAGAGCACTGCATTCTATTGAATAAGAAAAAGATTTCTTTTTATATCCTTTATGTCTTGGTTTAAACGCTTAAAAACTTAGGAATGTAATAATGCGTATTGCGCTGATAGGTCCAGGTATTATGCCGATTCCTCCACCTGGATGGGGTGCTGTAGAGATATTGATATGGGATTGTTATCAAGAATTAGTGCGTCAACATCAAGAGGTTGATATTATTAATGTATTAAGACGTACAGATTATGAACAAAAAAATCCATACAGTCCTTACTGTCAATATTTAATTCAGATGATTAATCAAGGGAATTATGATTTTGTACATATTCATTATGACTGTTTATATGGAATCATTCCATTTTTAACCGTTCCGTCCATTGGAATCACAAGTCATTATCCTTATATTGATCAAATGGATAAATATGAAAAAGATGGGTATTCATCGATTTTTAATAATTTATGTAAAAATCAACTTTTTACGATATTTGCCGTGTCTCAAAAAGATTATGACCAGTTTAAAAACTACTGTGAATGTCCCGATCAGGTTGTATTAATGTTAAATGGGGCAAATCCAAATGAAATCATACCTATACGAAATGGAAAATATAGGGATCGTAGTATTTATGTTGGAAAAATAGAGCCTCGAAAACAACAACATAAATATGCATCCTTCGAAAAGGTTCATTTCTATGGTAAATGTGAGCAAAATGATTCATTCTTCCATCATCAAAATTATAAAGGTGAACTTGCTCATTCAGATTTAATGAAAGTAATGCCTGAATATGGAAATCTTATTTTACTAAGTACAGGAGAAAATGGAACACCACTTGTTGTCAAAGAAGCTTTAATGGCGGGTTTACCTGTTATTATTAATTCACATAGCACAAATGATATTGATACTACACTACCCTTCATTGATGTGATTCCAGATGCAAAATTAGATGATTTAAATTATATTCAAACAGTTATAGAAAAGAATCGAGCGTATTTAGATCGAGATAAAATTCGTGAATATGCACTCAAACATTTTGCGTGGCCTTATTTGGTTGAGGTCTATCTAAAAAATATACTAAAGATATGTTCCAATAAATCTATAGTATAAATGCGAATTGCAATCATCGGTCCAAATGCTCCCATTCCACCAACCGGTTGGGGAGCGGTTGAATCTCTTATATGGGATTATAAATGTTATTTGGAAAAATTCGGTTGTACGATTCTAATCGTACACCAACAAGATAATGGATTGATTGTACCCCGCATAAATGCTTTTAAACCAGATGTCATTCATATTCACTATGATGATTTTTGGTATTTATGGGATCATTTCGAGTGTAAAAATATCATTATTACAAATCATTTTGCTTATTTAGAACATCCCCAATTGAGAAAACAGGAACATCTAAATGGAATCGCACAATCCCAATCATATATTCATTGTCTTTCCAAAGGGATTCAAGATGTATATGTTAAAGATTTTCACGTACCTTTAGGACGTACATTTATTTTACAAAATGGTGCAAATGAATCATTATTTCGATTTACAAGAGAACCTCTTTATAATGATCGTAGCATTTATCTAGCAAAGATTGATTATCGTAAGCGTCAGTATATTTATCAAAATATTGACTTTATTGATTTTGTGGGAAATTTAGCCGATGGTCGTTTTCAACCGATGCGTCCCAATTATAAAGGGGAATGGACAAAAACGCATCTCTATGAACATTTAACCGATTATGCAAATTTGGTACTACTCAGTGATGGTGAAGCGCATCCATTGGTCTGTTGCGAAGCACTTGTATGTGGTTTGGGGCTAGTCATTTCTGAGTTTGCGGCGGCCAATTTAGATCGTTCACTTCCTTGGATTGATGTGATTCCTACAGATAAATTGGATGATTTGGAATATGTTTCCCAAGTCATACGAGAAAATCAAATTAAAAGTGCTGTCTATCGTGAAAAGATTCGTGAATATGGTCTTCAACATTTCAGTTGGAGTGTCGTAATTCAAAGATATCTTGATACCATACAAAAATTTTTTCGGCTCTAAAAGATAGAATCAATGGCTAAAACATCTCGCCCAGCGCTCGGTGATATTGCTTATACTTCCTTTGGTGTTGGTCTAGGTTTTATGGCAAGCATTGTTGTTTATACCTTTGTGGGTATGTTACTCTTTGTTCCTGGATTCATTTTATTGAAGAAAGAACAAAAGAAACAAAACCCAAGTGATTTAGTCAAAATCTTTGCCTATGTGTTGATGGGTATGGGTATGATTATTGGTTTAGGTCTGGGAGCGGGTGTGTTCTTTAGTGAATTAGGAGGTGAATTTTAATTTGTAGCTATATATAAAAAGTCTTTTTTGTCTATTTTCATCTAAGAAAGGATGTTTCTACTTGCGATTAAAAAATGAGGATCTTTTCCCTTTCTTTTTATAAATACGATGCGTAGGAGTGTGATTAATATTCCTTATCAAAATACGGTACATAGAGTTCTTGAAGTACCTAAAAATCAACTTGAAATACTTAAATGTAATAAGGCCATTCAAAAATATGATTTAATATGGCTTTCTGAAGTTCAAGATCCTTATGACCAACCTAATTATTATGATACAGAATCTCATACTTGGAAAATTCCATCTACATTGGCATTGGTCACGGATATTTATTATGATGATATGAACTCTATTTGGACGCTTCTAGTAAATGATCGCGTCCTATTTAATGATTATCGAGTTCTTTATACAGTAGGCGTTCATATATCGGATGTTGTGGCAAATCATTCAGAATATCTAAGAAAAACAAAAGCAGCTGCGATAATACAAAAACATTATAAACGACACTATTTTACACGAAATTTGATGGCAAAACGAATTCAACGACTTTACATTCAGCATTACTGGAATCCTAACAATCCAAATATGATACAACGACTTAAGACAGAATATCAATCTTTTTGTAAAGACATTGATTCAGTCGCATTTCGCCAAGTTCCGTGAAGTCCCATAGGAAGCATCAATGGAAAAGGAAGCACATAAGGTTTTTCAAATATATGAGAACGATCAAAAATATACAATTCTGATTTATTTAGATGCGCATCATAGACGATGGACATAAGATAGTGATCATCAAAGAAAGGTTCATTAAAGATTTTTCCATTTGTACGATAATGAACTGCTTTTTGGGTATTTAAGTCTAACATACCCAAACCACTCTTTGACGGAAAGATTCCAAAGCATTCATTTGTTTTTTTATCATAAACAGGAAACTCCATCCATATAGAGTTCACGCATTGAGTTTCTTGAGTTCGTTCATTTAAATAGATCACTGTACGATAGATTTTACCTGGAAATTCTTCTTTCGGCGTGCTAAAAAAGCCTGGATACAGAATGTAATATACTTCTAAACGGTCATCATATTGTTTTCCACAGATAAAATGATAGGAAAATCCAATGACTTCTGGTACTTTTATTGAAAATATTTCAGATGTTTTACGATGAACGACATAAATATCGGATGGTTGTTCGTGAAATTGAATCCCATTGACCCATCCTTCTTTCCAACCTTTCCATAAATCGAGTGTTAAATGATGATCAAAGAAGACAAAGTAATTTTCAGTCACTATAAAATCGTGGAAATAGACAAAGTTTGGTAGATGAACATGAACGGATGAATCAAAGACAAGATGTGTTTTTTGATTTTCATAAAATCGTTGTACAGAAATATGTTCATGGGTATGTGCAGATATATTCTGTTCATACATTCCTGTTGTTTCTAATGTCTTTAAATCCAATACATAGGTACGACCCATCTCACTAGAGGCAGCGATACGGTTTTCATCTAAAAAAACTACATTTGTATTGACAGGATTTTTTACCATTAAATGTTTCGGATGGGAACCAAAAGCGCCTGTAAAGAGTCGTGAATGTGTAATTTCTTCCAATTTGCGTTGCCACGTATTTATATAACGACCTTGAAAGAAGACTTCTCCGTCACGGAATTCTAACTTTCTTATATAACCATCTCCATCAAAGGGATGGGTTTGAATGCCCCAACGATCAAATTCACCTGGTCCATTTTGAATATACGTACCACGAATTGGATAAGGGATCTTTCCTAAGGAAACGGGTTTCGGATATTCTTTTGCGTTTTGTAAAGAACGACGATAAAACTGATTTAACATAAAAGAGTTGCTTTCTTATTGTTTATATACGATTTTTAATAGATCTTGAACACGACGAACATAGGTATGATGTTCTTTAACCCATTCCATTTGTTTTAAGATATAATCTTTATCTTTAGATTTTTCAAGATAAACATCGACCATCTTTGCTTCATCGGTTTCAAGAATGACCATCTCTCCAAAAAGTTCTTTGAGTCTTGGACAATTGGTCATTCCTAGTTTTCCATAGCTAATATTTTTGAATAGACGACAAGGAATATAACCAATGCTTTTATGACACGTTCCTGTCTCACCCATACGAATTTTATTTAGATCTCCTGAACCACGAATATCTGGACAAACGATGCTTCGTTGAACCATCTGTTGAGCGTCTTTAAAAGACACCGGATTACGCCAAGGATCGTGATGAACAACACGAATCCCTTTTTGAACACAAGCATCTGCAAAGCGTTGAATATCTTGAATATTTGCTCCTCCTAAACTTCCAATAAAATAAGTGACGGGAGGTGTTTCAGGTTCGATAAAACGGTCTTTAAAATCTATTTCATCTGGAAGCAAATCCGTTGCCCATGCAATATAAATGGCTTCATAAGTAAGTGGAGAATGATGACGGAATCGTGGATTTAAATCACGATCTGTGGCATTTGCTTCATAGAGCATCGTTGGATGAATTTCTTCTAAAGATTTTCCTTTTAAGTCATAAACATAGTTACAATCTTTAATACCCGTTACATTGTATCTTAAATCAATAAAACGAGCGCCACAATCTAAATACTTTTTAGGATGAACTGCTACATGTACAAGGTAAATATTACTTGAATGAAGAGGAATTTGCCTATCTGCGTAGCCCTCAGTAATAAATAGACAATTAGTATATTTAAAAACATCTGCTGATGGATAATTTTCATCACTAAACCAATAGGCTTCATATCCCAATGATTTAAAAGCCTTTACCCATCCATAATGAATGTAACTATGTGTATGCGTATCCAATGGATAGCCCCAAATAATGACTTTATCAAAAGATGTCATTCTATATATAGCTATATAAACATTTGTTTAATAGGTAAATGAATGGAAAACATTACTTTTGTAACTGCTCTCTATAATATTCAACGTGAAGAAAAAGGAGATGGTCGTAAATGGATGGATTACTTAGAATGGTTTAAAAATACATTAAAAATGCCTTTAAAAATGGTGATATATATTCCTGAAGAATTGGTTTCATTTGTAGAAGAACATCGTCCAAAAGAATATGCGACGAAGGTTGTCGTCCAAGAATTAGAAGCAATTCCCTATGCAAAATACGAACCTGCGATTGCTACGATTTTACAAAACCCAGAATATCGTCTAAAAATGAAAAATCCTGACCGTGTAGAGTGTCGTTTGCCTTATTATAACATCATTCAATATTCCAAATTTAAATGGTTGGAAGAGGTGGCGATGTTAAATCCTTTTAGTAGTGATTATTTCTTTTGGATCGATGGAGGCATTAGTCGTTTTGTTCCAATAGAACTTTATTCGCGTATTGTTGCACGTATTGAATTACCTGTCCATAAATTGGTCATTCAATGCAATGGAATGTTATTAGGATATCCTGTACATGAAGGTTATTTATGGGATAGTCAATGTTTGATGAGTGGAGGAATGTTTGGAGGAGATAAAGAAGTCTTAGACAAACTCACTCAAAAAATCGATCAAGAATTAGAATCACGTATTGCTCAAGGTTGGATCAATAATGAACAACTGTTACTCGCTTATCTCTATCGTACGCTTTACAAAGACCTCTTTTTCCCTGTTTATAATAATACAGGATTGGATTTTGGTCTGTTCCATTTAATGTTGATTCGTTAAAGAGATGTGCTTTAAGTTTTTATTTTTATTTAAACGTATTGGTTCATTTATTAAATAAGCGATAATCGTCTAGTGGTAGGACATTTGCCTTCCAAGCAAAAAGCCGGGGTTCGATTCCCCGTTATCGCATAAAAAATGATTTTGTACTTCTGTTAGGGTTTATAGACTTTATGTAAATCAAATCGTAGAAATGTTCTTCTCGTTTCGAAAATCGTTTAAAGATTGGACAGATGATGAAACACAAGAGTTGCTAAGACGTTTTCGGGCAGGAGATACGGTAGAAGGATTGAGTCGTTATTTTTCTCGATCACGTTCCGATGTTCATTCTAAACTTGAATCCCTTTTTCGTAAAATGCTTCAAACCCAAGAGATGTATCTTGTCGCAAAAAAACTCGATGTTCCTTATATTTGGATCAGTACTTTGATTTACGCCAAAAAATAAATTAGACTTTCCATAAAGTATCTGGATGACAACGATAGTACTCTTGCATAATTTGATAAACTTCATGGGATTTTGCATGACAACACTGTAAAAGGGCCATTCTTTTTTTATTCAGTTTTTGAAGATAGGATTGTATAGATGGATGATGATCTTTGAGTAATTCTAATAAGTGTAAGAAAGAGGTATGTAGGATGTATTTCTCATGATTTACATAAACCTCAAGAGGTGTTTGAAATATATCTGTATGTAAGAAAGATTGATGTTTTTTAGCAATAACCATTGAAAATTCTATTTTTTTATGAAGTGAGAAATGCTCTTTGAGTAAATACATCATATCTCGCAACATCTTTATTGGAGGACATAATAGACTATAGGAAGGTTTGGCATTGGATTCTAATAAGAAATATTCCAATAAGTAAATATGCATGATTTGTACAAAAATTGCTTTAAATTCGTTCATTATATTTCGCCAGATCCATTTTAAATGTCGTTTTGAATGCTTATTATTATGATATAAATAGGCCATACTTTGAATGAATTTTAACAGTCCTAACCTTTTATTTTTATAAATACAATGGATTAAGAAACGACGATTAAGTCCATTCGATAAAAATCGTTTGACTTCTGATGAAGATTGTAAGATGGCTATTAAACGTTGATGAATATTAAAATGTAAACTGGAATGAACATCTTGAATAAAAATGTTGGATTGTTTGGTTTCTTTTAAAAACTCATAATGATGCTTTTTAGGATGTGTATGTAAAGTAAATATATTGGATACATAGATGCATTCATTCTTTTCCAATATATAATGAATTCTATTGGAAGCAGGATTATATAATATGCGATAAATCAATGGATCACAAAATTGAAAGGCATATAAAAAAGGATAATCCGATATATGTAAATAATGAGGATAATAATACATCACCCATTGATGTGGTATATCATACATCCATTCATCATAATCCATTTTTTCCATAAATCGGGTAAGCACATTCCAAGTAATTTCATTTGAAATCCATCCTGCTGAATTAAGTGAAAGAAGTAATGTTACTCCATTTCCAATTGTATATAGACCTTGTTCAATAAAATAGGCATAGCTATAAGAACACGCTTCAAACGTCATTGTTTTTAAATGAAAGGTATAAGGTAAGGCTTCGTAGAAATAAATAGGAAACGTCATTAGAAACGATACTTGCCAATAATGAATCAACCAATCAAAAACTGCTTCTTCGTCTTCATAATTTAAATCTTTTAAAGACTGAAACATTTCACGATTTTTGGTCATTGTATAAAAAGTATGCCGATGAATCGTATCTTGATAGACTTTAGGTAGATGAAGTTGTAAAATAGCATTTTGTTGTGTTTCATCATATTCCATTGCATCGAGTTGATTCAATGTTGCAAGAACCTTTTCAGGATCAATGACATCTTCTGAATCTCCAAAATAAGGAAGCACTTTTTTACCCGGGGGATATATGTAAATGCGATTGAGTAAATGAACTTCTTGCCGTTTCATGGCCCATAGATAGGTTTATACAGATATCTTTATGTTCTTTAGAGAAAATTCCAATCCATTCGTTTTTATTTGTTCTTGTGCTTGAAATTCTGAAATAATATCCAGATACTTACGAGGAAGTTGCTTCAAATAACATTGATCGATTTTTATGTAGTTTTCGTCATAAATATCATATTTATAGATGGTTAAAGAACTCGATGTTAATTCATAATAATAATTATCTCGAAACAATGTTTTTGGCATCCTTATTTTAATATTTATAAAATTATTTTTAGATCTGTTTTTTCTTGACTATCTGGTAGATGAATGGTCTTATTTGGATCGCTATTTTAACAATCCTCATTGTGCTGTATAATTTATATATGAGTTTTATTATTTATAATCACGAAATGGCTGTTTTACCTGGTACAGCTAAAGAACAAGTTCAATCTGGAAAATATAAACATATTTTAGATGTTCGTATGAAAGATGCTTGGGAACAGAGTCATTTCCCAGATGCTATCTCAATTCCCTTACATAAAATTTCAATGAAAACACTTGATGAAAATTCAATTGAACCAGATGATACGATTCTTATTTATTCAGACTCTAATGTATGTGCTTATCGTGCCTATAAAAAATTAAAAAAGCTTTCTTTTGAAAATGTGTATTTTTTATTGGGTTCTTATATCAACTTAATCTAATCTATGTTTAGATGCTTCTACCTCCTCTTTTAATACTAGGTATTACAGGATTTGTGATTTTTATATCCGGTTGGCTTGTTTATGCTTCTTGGACGACTATTCATCCTCTACTCTTTGCCTGGTTATGGTTCAACTTATGGATCGCTATTTATGAAATGTATATTATTTATAAAAGAAAACAACTCACTAAAGAAAAATGCAAATCTGGTTTTTGGTCGAGGCCAAATAACTTTAACACCTTTTGGAAAGATGCTTGGAATGAATATACATGCTTTTCGGATACACGTTATTTAGATTCCTATGACTTTGTCTTTGTCATTGAACTCATTAATGCTATCTTAGTTTTAATGATGTGGTTCTTATTATTTATGAATCTTCCAGCATTTATCTATATTCTATTGATACTTCAAGCATATCATTGTGGTATTTATTTCGTATCTTTATGGTATAGTCAAAAAATAAATAGACAAGCTCCTTTGAAATTAGTTAGTTATTTATTAATCTCTGCCTTATGGTTTTTGATTCCTATTTATCTTGTAATTTAAAGCACTTCACGTACGGTCATACTTGCGTAGAAATCATTAGTTTGGTTGTCCATACGTTGAATGGCTAATACAAGTATATCCGATACACCTGTAATTGAAGTTCCTATTGAAAAAGGAGCTGATAATAGATCTGCTGTTAATGTTGAATTCGTACCTACTCCATATCCAGAACGGAGAGGAATACCATCTGTCATCGTAATTGTAGTATTAGAAACATTATACTCCAAACAACTGCTTGGTTTTGGGGTATATGTTAGATCTCCACTAAATACGGGATTAATATATATTCCCCAGTAAAATACCACATTTGTTGTTGGAGATACAATATTTATATTTTCTAAAAAGATATTACCACTATCATATCCATTTTTTAAACGAATAGCGATTGCACAATACAAAAGATTGGATATAGATATACTTAATTTTGTAACACCACGATCGATCGAATAGGAGTTACCCAATCCACCTTGTCCGCCTTCACTCATTACAGAACCACAAATACATTTCATAGATGCAGCTGGACCCGTACCTCTATTTCGTATTTCATAACGTAAAGGTAAATTGGGCTTACTAAAACTAACAGTATAATTTTCATTTCCAATAAAAAATTGGTGGAGTTGAATATATTTTTTACCAATAACAATACCACAACATATATCTCCTACACCTAACCATTCATAGTTAAAATAAAAAATATTTACTTTATTAAAGTCTGCTTGAATGAGTGATTGTGAATCAAGTTTATTTTTATTCCATTGAGCTTGAGGAATCGCTAAATCTATTGGAGTTCCTGTAACTGAACTTCGCTTTACTATATAATAATCATCTGGACCAGATTGGAAAAAAAGACCATTATTACAATCAAATATGCCAATACGACGAATGATATTATTGCTATAAGAACCTAGAATACCTGTCATCATAACGAATTGAGATTTACCAGGTTGATAAGCAAATCGTTGATAAGTTTGACGCACACGAGCTCCTGCAATATTTGAACTAACAGAGAGTGTTACTGCTGCTTCGTTGGAATTATGACTGGAATCTGTATTGGATCCTGAAATTTGTATATCATGCCAGAATGTTGGTTGATTATCATAGAGTAATTTGCTACTAAATATATTATAGGGTTCTGATACACGTAAGCGACCAAATGCATCATAAGAAGATGCAACATCATATACAAATTGTGCTGTGTTCATCACTCTACTCTATACAATCCTGAATATTATTTGTATAAAAACATATATCAACTGATAGTAATGGATGCTACAGATACACAAAAACGAGCTTTTTTAAAATTTAAAGATACCATACGACAAATGGGCGAATCCAATTCAATGTATCAACCGTTTGATAAGATTCCATATGATAAAACAAAAAAAATGTCCAATGAAGAAACTCAAAGAGATAGTTATCGTGAGAAACACCATCGTGAAAAAGTTAAAACAGTCGTGCCCCGCCAAGTAAAAATGTCCAATTATAAAATTCATCAAGTCTTATTGGATTCTAATGACCGTGACAAAACGATTTATCCAAATATGAACCATTTTGTCTTAAAAGCAGCCACGCATTTTCGCAATGCTTTTGGGGTTCGACTATTAAAATCGGAGTTGCTTTACCATTCTTTAACTCCTGGAAATGGTGTTTATCTCGCTCTCAATGGATACCGTTTATTGGTACGAAATGAAAAACAAGATCAAATCCCTTTATTCGCACGTATCACTCCTGGTATCAATGATTTTCAATGTGTTACTACTAATATATTAGATGACCCTTACACGTATATTTTAAATCCAATGGAACCCAAACTTTTACGCTTTGAAATGAATCTTTATGAATCGGATAATGTTTTAATCAAAGACAATCATTTTAATCTGATCTTACATTTAGCTATTTTTTGTTATAGCTAATGGATTAACGGTTCTACGGTAATGATTTTAAATACTAAATTCACTTGATACAATGGATTAGGTGCTGTGGGAGAAGATGTATCCGTACCAAAGCTAAAGAAAGTACCATCTGATTTTTTGATTTGAATCGTCATACGATCCAGTCTCTTTCCTTGGGTATCAAAGATGAGGCGAGGTTTTGTGTTAAGATCACATTGAATGAAATAAGGAGTAATTGTGGTAGGAATGAGACGAGCAAACGCTTTAGTGGCTGTTAAATTGGTACCATCAAAAGAACCTTCTAATTCTGGAATACATAGATAGAGGCACGCTTCGTTACTTGAACTACCTGCGGTTGGGTAAGATGCGGATAATAGTTCAATGGATTTAACATTACGATAATGGTGACTGAGTGTAGCGCCTGTATAAGTATCACTTGGTTCGAGTTGAACTTGGAAGTTTGTTGTGGTTGGCCATACAGAACGATCACGATCGGTTGAATCAATCACAATATAATGTTCTTTAATACGATATTTTTTTTGAGGATCATCTGGAAATAAAAAGGGATGGTACTCCATATCTCTATTTACATTCAAAGAAATGTTTATATGTAAAGGGAACACAGTAAAAAATGAAATCATTGATTTATAAATGATAGTTCTTTCGCAAAAATGATTCCTTGGGTCTGTATGTTTTATAGTATTCAAGAAGATGGTACAAATCTAACAAAAAGACTCGTCTATCGTGGAGAAGATTGTGAAAAGAAGATAGAGAGAAACGCCATTATAAAATTTGTGATACAAAATGGTCTCGGTGATATTTCAAATATTGCAGATATTATCGAGCAAGAAGTTACACGTTGTAAAGCAGAAGGTCTCAATTATACAATTGCGATTTATTACAATCACGTTCTTGTTGAGCCAGATCTAATGAGTAATGTAAAACTATCTAGACAACTTTACTTTGATCTACAAAATCTTTACCAAGATGACCTAAAATAAATAAAATTTGAATAATACATCCTATATATCCCAAAGCTCTTTTTCAATCGACGACCATGCGACGGCGCGACGAGTACTTTATTCAGGTTGCTCACGAGAATGCTCTAAAGTCGTGTATGAGTCATAAGCACGGCTGCGTCATTGTCTATAACAACAAAGAAATTGTGGCACAGGGGATGAATCAGCAAGAGTGTGATATGAAGGAAGTGGATAGCATTCACGCAGAAGTCGATGCCATTAATCAGCTACGGAAAATAATGAATGGTAAGGATAAGCTGTTCATTCAAAAATGCAAGTTGTATGTGGTTCGCATTGGGTCAAAGAATATGAACTATCCTCTTAAAGAGTCTAAGCCTTGTGAGCATTGTACGAAAGTCATTACGCGTATTGGTATTCCATCGGTTTATTATTCAACGCAAGATGAGTTCTTGAAGGTCTATGAGGAACTCTATCAGCAAAAGCCCTCTATGGGTTATTATTCACCCAACACGTCACGGCCAAATTCTGCAGAGCAGTCTCCACGGAGGCCTATCTGTGTGGTTTCTTGAATCTTATAAAATTACAATGATAAAAAGAACATCCATCCAGCAGGAGCATATGCATCATTTTTCATTTTGTAAAAATGCGGCGATTTCATAAAGAAATCTTATTTACGTTTGCCAAAGCTCTTCTTTGTACGAGCTGATTTTGGAGTTAACAGCATATTTAGTAAGCTAAACACAACAACAGCCGTATTGATGATAATGAGGATCACAATTGCCCACGCAAATGTATCACATTGACCCACAACCAAGCAGTTAATACCGTAAGTCATTAATACTAAGTTGAGTAATAGAGATACAATGATTAACGCCGCCATACCCATATTAATAGGTGTCATAACCATCATTAATAAAACAGCTATGATCGTCACTAAATAGGTGTAAAAAGCTACTTGAGCTTGTTTTGTAACTTGATATTGTTGAAAACCTAGGTTTAAGGTCACGAGTTCTTGCATTTATTATAAATAAATATTTTAATTTTATTTTTTGGAAACTTTACGAGAAAGTCCTTTAGGAATCATCTTTCCTAAAACAATGAAAGCCATTAGAACATACATTACTGCTAGTACGACTAAAAGCCAAGCAACGATACTCGCATAGAGATAGCATTTTCCAATAATTAAACAATTCACAGCATAAGTTCCTAAAATCGTTGTAACCATCAGTGAAAAGAGCATCATATAGATATTTGTGGGAAGGATTTCTCTTGGTACGAAGATAAAACTTACGATGAGAGAAAGAACCATCGCGATATAGGCATAAAAAGCCATACGAGCTTGTTTCGTTATTTCAAATTTACGGAAGCCTAAATTCAATGTGACCAGTTCTGGAGAAGTGTTCATTCTAATAAAGGGATATGATTTAATTTTGGGGTAAGTCAATATGTAATGGAATCACAAGAATACCTTTTTGAAATATATTGATCTTCTTAAGTTCATCGTATAAATATTCTTTCATCGCATAATCCGTCAATACCATCGCAATCGCATCCATTTCCCGTTTATACTCAAAATCATCTTCCGATTTCACTTCTGGATAAACCACAAAACAAATTTGTCCTTCACGTACTTCTAGATTGATACGATACAGTTTTTTAAAAGTACCAACGATTAAATCTTTTAATTCTTGATAAGATATTGTATAATTATAATAAAATAATTTATTTAAAGCACGAATGGTTTGAAGTTGTTCTGGATCCATTTCAATTGGGTCTTCTATTTGTTTTTTTTCAATAAAGTGATCCTCGTCCTCACTATCATAAGATCCAGAACCATCATCACGAGTCATTGTGGCATAATAACGATTCTTTTTAATTAGAAAGGCTTGTTTTTTAAAAGGTATGGGTATTCGTTTATTAAAGGATAAAATTTGATTTTTAGGAAAACGAAGCATTGTATATTTAAAAACTAGTTGCGTATCTTTTTTAAATGAAGGACATCCTTCTGATTGTTGCCGTAGATGATAAGTACGGTTTTGCAAAAGAAAATACAATCCCTTGGAAAATTAAAGAAGATTTATATCATTTTCAAAGACTGACTACTACTACACAAAATAAAAATTTGCAAAATGCGGTCATTATGGGGAGACAAACCTTTCTATCTCTCAATCAAAAACCGCTTAAAAATCGTTTAAATATAGTTCTCACTTCTCAAAAATTTAACAATGTCTTGTGCGCGGCCTCCCTCAAAAATGCGATGGATTATTGTATGCTTTCCGAAGAGATTGAGTCTATTTTTATAATCGGTGGAGAGAATGTCTATAACGAAGCTTTACAAAACTATCCAATACGTATCATCTATAAAACACACGTTCAGGGTGATTTTGAATGTGATAAATTTATAGCTCCGTTTAACAATCATGAACTTTATAATTATACACCGTGGAAACAAGAAGCTGAATATGTTTATCGGTATGAATCTTGGAAGATGCGTGAAACTTAAATAAATAATTTTCTTTATATAGAATACTAAAAGATGCCAACTTTAGCTGAAATTGTTGAAAAACGTGTTCATGAACTCACACGCCGTGTTGATAGACTTGAAACAAACGGTGTTCCTCAAGTTGCCGTTACTGAATCGACGGTTGTGTTAGATACTTCTAAATTCGATGAAGTTTCAAAAAGCGTAGGTGATTTAGATGCCAAAGTGATGCAAAGCCTTGATGAACTCCAAGAACGCGTCAATGGTCTAGAACAACTTAAAGCGATGACCAGTGCTGTTGATGGTCTATCTCTACATGTGGAACTTCTCACCAAACACTTGGAAGGTTTAGTCCAACGTGTTCAAAAATTAGAAACTCCCGTTGAACCGGAAGAAGAAGCTTAAATCGTTTGGTTGATTTTGTTTTTATTCGCATTGAACATACACTGTTTTCACTTCTCCTAATAAACCATTGGGTTCAATCATACGATAATGAACATGTGGACTTAGAAGAGTTCCCGGTACACGATAAGAGGATGGACAGAAGACGACAAATTTTGCTTCTCCATTCTTTACGGTTGTAATACCACTGTTTTTGTATTCTCCATACGCTGTATAAGGATCTTCAAATAGAGTCTTAGAGGGTTGGGATCCCCAATACATAACTTTACGACCTTCGGCTTCTGGCATATCTACAGTAAAGGTAAAATTGGCTCCCTCTGGAAGCACTTCATTTTGTAGGAAAATGGGTGGTAGTACAGTGGGTCCTAAGAAAGGTAAATAAGTATTGCGTTTAAGGCCGACGCTTACGATGGCGAACAATACTAAAACCGCAACAAATTTAAAGAAAACGGAACTCTTTGAACTGAATAGAACAAAGAATACTTCATACAACGCAAAGAGGAGGATAAGAACCATTGTCCATAAATAGAGCTTAAAGTTATTCATTTATTATACCATTAGATTTAAAATGAGTTCTTTGTATGTCCTTATTTCTGGTTTTGGAACGCCTCATTGGGATCATAAAGTCGCAATTCTTAAAAACAACTTGGAGAAAATACACGATATGACGGTTTGGAAAAAAATAAAGGTATGTATTTGTCAATATAGCGATCAATTGATCTATCAACTTCCCAACGAATGGATGGAACTTTATGATATTGAAATAATCTATGAAAAAGGCATTGTTGGAGAATTCATTCATCGTTATGCAACACCTTCTCATATTGCTGGATATGATTATCTTCTTTGTTTGCTCGATGATATTGAACTTCAACAGATTCAATGGGATCCAATGATTCGTTATGTAAAAGATCTTGACTTTGATTTGCTCTCACCTTCCTTATCATTGGATTCAAAACATCAATATAAATATATGCTTCACGAACCGTATAACCTTTCTACGATTAAAGTAACCTCTTGTTGTGAATATTTTTGTATTTTTGCGAGTACACGAAATTTTAAAAAATATTACGATCACGTGGACCCAAACTATCCTTGGATGTGGGGTTTAGACTTAATTTTAAAAAAGTATCTTGGATTGAAAGTGGGAGTTGTTAATACGATGGTGATGAAACATTGGTATAAAAACGAAAGTTATCAAGATTGTCCAAATATCCAACCAATGATTGGATATGATGCGATTGTGGCTAAATATGGTGAAACCAAAGAAGCACTTGCAGAACAATCAGCTGTATTATATTATATTGTTGATCCAACCAATATTGCTAAACCGCCTTAATGGATGTTGATTAAACAGCCATAGGAGCCTTAATGACAGAATGCGATTGATAGTTATGAATTTTAATTTTATCGGATGTGAGCGTATCCCAATTCCAATCTGTATCGATAATTTCAAGTGTACACCAAGGAAGGGGTTCGCGTTTAAGTTGTTCTTTTACTTGTTCAATGTGATTGCTATAAATATGAACATTTCCAAAGGATAGAATGAGTTCTTCTGGGATGAGATTCGTCTTGGATGCAATAAGATAGGTCAGAAGTGCATAAGAAGCAATATTAAAGGGAAGTCCTAGGAAAGTATCGCAACTGCGTTGATACATATGGCAACTGAGATATTTTCCATCTCTTACGTGAAATTGTGCAGATACGTGGCAAGGCGGCAGACACATTTTCTTTAGATCGGGTGGATTCCAAGCACTCATAAAAATGCGACGACTATTCGGGTTGGTTTTAATTTCATTGACAATCCAATCAATCTGATTGACACCCTGACCTGTATAATCGGTATGACAATCTTTATATTCAGCTCCAAAATGGGTCCATTGGAAAGAATAGATGGCTCCACAATCATCTTCTTCATAATGAGATAGGTTTGACTTATCTAGGAATTCACGTGTGCTATTTCCATCCCAGATATGAACGCCTTTATCTTTTAGAATCTTATTGTCGGTTTGACCTTTTAGAAACCAAAGCAGTTCTTCGACAATGCCTTTCCAAAATACTTTTTTTGTGGTTAGGAGTGGAAACGTGTCTTTGATAGGAAAGCGGATTTGATCACCAAAAATAGAATAACATCCAGTTCCTGTACGGTCCTCTTGAAATTGACCTTTATCAAGCACGCGTTGAAGAAGATCAAGATAAGCTTGTTCTGGATGAGAAGCCATTGCAAAGGTAATAACTAATAAAAATTATATTTCAATTTTTAAGTAAAAATAAAAAGTTCTTTAAATAGGAAGGAAAATGCGTTATGGGGGACCGGGCCGCTTACGTAGTTTTCAACGTTTTTTAGCAAAAATATTCAATAAAAAATTCTGGCGGCCTTAGAGTGGTATTTATTTTTGTTTTTTGGTGCGCTTCTTCTTACCACCTGATTGATCGACCGGGGATGGAAGAGATTTTTCGTTTTCAGCAACAGCGCCTTCGACTTCACCACCTTTTTGGGATTTAGATTTCTTTTTGTAAGTACGTTTCTTTTTGCCACCCGATACAGGAGCTGGAAGGGAGGCTTCATTTTCAGCTGCACCTTCGACTTCACCACCTTTTTGGATTTTAGATTTTTTGTTATAGGTACGTTTCTTTTTGCCGCCGTCTTTGGTTGCAAATCGTTCAACTTGTCCCGTAACTGGGTTGACACCAAGAGGCCAACCATCACGTGGATCATAGCCAACAATTGGGTGACCAGAAGAATGCATTGCTTGACCAATAGGAGTTGGTGCAACGACTGGACGCGATGTGGTCATTTGTCCAAAGAGATCAGCGAGTATATCTGCTTCTGATGCGAGTGCTTTCTTTTCTTCTTTCTTTTCAGTGGCGATTTGTTTTTCAGCTTCTGCCACGGCTGCTTTCCAACGTCGTTCCTCCATTTGTTTTATTTTAGTACCACGACTACGTTTTGGGTCTTGCTCCATTTGAGATGCATATAATTCTTGAGCTCGGCGCATCACTTCTTGTTGTTTGCGCATTTTTTCAATATCTTCTGGATTTGGAAGCGCACGAATAGCTTCTTCTTTGGCTGCGAGAGCGGCTACACGAGCAGCTGCGCGCGCCGCTTTTTGTTCTGGTGTAAGAGTTCCTCGTGTTTTCTTTGGTTGAATGCTTCCAGGTACATAAGTTTCTGGTTTTGCTTTTGAACGCATACTACGACGTAATAGTTTCATTTGTGTATCTTCATCACCTGATAGATCGATCGACATTGATTCTGCAGAGATAGCAGGGGCAACCACAGGTTTTTCAATCGCTCCTTCAGCCACTGTTGTGAGTGCTTTTGAAGCTTTCGCCTTCGTGGATTTTCTTTGTGTAGGAATACCACCTGTTTGAACGTTCATTTATCTTTATTTAAGAAAATTATCGAAGGATACTTTTTATCTGATAGGACTTTATAAAACGTAGGCGTATGGTACATCTGTTTTAGGTAAGCTTCGTCCAATTTATAATCTTGGGCAATGGCCTCCAATAAAAATTGATTTTGCTGCTTGGTGATTCGGGTCAGCAACGCTTCCATTGCAATCTTTCTTCTCACTTTGTTGGGGACTTCAATTTTTACTTAAACTCGTGTATTCTATATTTATTAAATATGACGCGTCTAAGTGATTACGAAGATTATTATGGTCACGACGGAGATGACTATGATTCCGATTATACATACTCAAATGACGAAAATGAAGACGATGGTCTTTATGAACCAGAATTCAATCCAGAATCCTATGAAGACCCAGACGATATCATTTATAAAGATGAAACTTTGGTTCGTTTCGAATGGAAACCTCTAACGATCGGTGATACAACCCTTCAAGTTTCAAATACAGGTGCGATTCAATACCCAGATAGCATCTTCCATATCACTTATGGTAATGCTGTTCCTGGAACACCTTATCGTTGTGTTGCAATTAAAGTAGGCACAAACCATTATCGTAATTATTTCATTCATGATCTTGTATGGATGGCTTTTAATGGTGATATTCCTAATGGATGGGAAGTTGGTCATAAAGAACGCATTTATGATGATACTCAATTTAACCACTATTATAAAAATGATCTAGAATATCTGGATATTTATACAAACATTGTTTCTCGTGAATTTGTCCTATGAAATGATTTAAACATATCTTACCTATGTAGTAATAAGCCACACTAGAATGTATCATTGGGCAGGTATGACTCGTAATAAAAAACGCAAAATGGTAGAAGAACCTTCACCTCCACCCATGACAATGGACGACGATGATGACGGTCCATCCATTCCTTTTATCTTTCCAAAACCTCCTTCATCGAATCTATGCACTTTGAACAATCGTATTTTCTTTAATGATGACATTACCTATGAAAGTGTTTTTGGTCTAAATCGAGAACTCCGTGCCCTAGATGATAAACTCTATCTCTTTGCAAACATTCATCGTACACCAACGATGCCTATTTACCTTCATATTACAACCTATGGTGGAGCCATTCACGCAGCATTCTCTGTAGTGGATTGTATTAAATCGCTTCGTTGCCCAGTGTATACAGTGGTGGATGGTTTTGTTGCTTCTGCGGGTACACTCATTAGTCTTGCGGGTGAAAAACGCTATATGCAACCAAATGCGTATATGCTTTTCCATGAACTTCGCTCAGGTTTCTGGGGTAAAATGAGTGAGATTGATCAAGAATACTGTAACCTAAAGAAAATGATGGATCATCTCATCGATTATTATGCTCAAAATACGCCTCTTACAAAGAAGACGCTTGAAAAACTACTCACCAAAGACGCTATTTGGAATGTACAAGAATGTCTAGAAAAAGGAGTCGTTCACGAAGTCTATACAAAGATTTAAAGAAAAACGATGTTTTGTTTTTGTAAAATTTCTCTAAGATGTTGAGTATGTTCTTTCATACGTTCAAGAATAAATATTTCTGATTTTTGTTGTATTTCATCTGGTAAATGAATCTTAATTTTAAAATAAATATCCAGTTGAATGGTTTGATCTGCTTGTTTTACAAAGGTATACAATGGTTTTATTTTTATGAGAGATGAACCAATGATTTTTGGAATGACCTTAACAGGTACAATCGCTCCAGTTGGTGTATATTCAATGATAGATTTTGCTTTCGCTTTGATTTGATCACCTCCAATCAAGAATTGAAAAATGTCTGGAACATAATTGAGTGGCAATGTATATTTTATTTTTCGTTTATTACCATCCCACTCTGGTGTAGAATAATTACCTACACCGTGGACGTGATCTAAAGTTTCTTTAGATTTAAATACATAATAAAGAGCTTTCTCAAGATCGTCGGTCTGAAGGATTAAAGTATCTCGATATTCCAACATATGATTTAACTTATACAATGATTTTATGTTTATATGCTGGTTTCTTTCAATTCACTTTGGACCATCGCTTCTTTAATTTCATATTCAAAAACATTGGAAATATAAAGAATTTCATTTTCTCGTAAGGGTTTTTGATTATTTTCCAAGAAAAAGACATTATGTGCATAAGGACCAATGGTACTAATATATCCCCTATTTAAATCATATGGGAAAGATGACATCATCTCCATTACATCTGATAATAATCCAATGCGATCTTCACATGAAAACTCAAGCGTTGTATAAGCTAGACCTGGAATATTATAAAGATGAATCTCTGTATTCGCTGGTAGTTTAATCGCATTCGATGTATTTGAATAAGAATCAAAATAGCCCTCTTCCATCACTTGTTCAATATACTTTCTTTGAGTTTCTACCAAAGGTCTTCCTTTGTTTCCTTTCAAATAAAGAATGCTGGAATCTTTTTGAATATAAGCTTTACGAATATCAATTTGCATTTCTCGCAAACGATCGGTGATATATCCCATTTTTCGCCAAGGAGCATCTAATGAAATTACGTGATAAGGAACCGCTGGATACATACGCTTCCATTTAATCTTATGAACAAGATGATTCATTTTATATTCTATGAAAAATAAAAACTTTAACTCATTTTTCTTCTTTGAGAAAATACCTTTGTAAATAAAACCAAGGATCTCCTTCTCCATCGACAGGTCGTATCATTTTAAACAGTTCTGGTTTTAATACATATAATGTAGCAATGATGTTTTGATCTTTACCTGTAAAGTAATCGTTTTGAATGTATTGGTCCATTGTTTCATAAAACGATTGAATGTATTTTTGAAAGATGGTCTTATGTCCTAGAAACATCGTTGCTCCAATACGAGTAACACGCTCAAAGGAGTGCGTGAGTCCATTTGGAAGAATGTTAAAATCCTTTTCTTCAAAAGGTGTAATGTTTAAAAAATACATCTTATCTTTTTGTGCGGATTGAAGAAAAGTGGAAGATGGCCATTCTTTTTGAAAAAGATAGAGCTCTTCTGGACGGCGGAAGCATCCAATATCACACCAACAGAAGAAATCTGTATGAAATGGGTTGAGTTGCATCGCTCGTTCAACAAATTTCGCTTTTTCATTCCAAATGATATACAAGTTTGGATGATGAATGCGTTGTTCAATATCACGCTTCCAATCACGAATCCATAATTCATGTTTAGAGGGATCACCACAGTAAGTTTCATATAACGGTAATACTATGATTTTTGTTTGATCCATATCTTTTTCACGATAGGTTTTAATCGTGGATGCTGAAGCTTCATCGCAAAAAATAACCATTGGATTATGAAGGGTTGTTAAGAAATTCTTCATCCATTGATCATAGCTTTCTAAAGAATGTTTCGCTGGAGAACGATAATAACAAGTAACAATTGTACAATTTGCGGACATTTAATGTTATAGCTATATATAACTTTAAATCTTGTCAAAAATAAGGAGAATGACTTGGTTCTCAACCAGTTTAATTGTATTTAGTATCCTTGCTTTTCAAGATGTTCTTCATCGCTATTTAATGAAAATGGGTTTTAAAGCCATTGATCTTGTTTTATATGGATTTATTCCCACAATGGTAATGACAATGTTGTATATTTATTATAAAAAGATTCGTTTAACACCCTTGAATACCAAATATTTGGCTTTATTTGTCTTAAGTGGTATTCTTTCCTTCTATGGTTTCCTTTATTTACGCGAAGCCCAAATATTAAGCCCGAATATTGGATATGTTAATTCCATTGTCTATAGTAGTGTGTTACTTACCATTATTCTTACCGCTCTTTTATTCAAAGATCACATAGATGTATCTGCGTTTATTGGTTCTATTTTGATTATTGTGGGTATTTATATGATTTCTCGCACAAAATAATCTTTTAATTCGTTAAGAAATGACACCCTTTCAATTACAAGCATCTATTGCTGGTCTCTATTTAATCATTGATACTCTTTATGTAACCCAATCCAAATCGGTTTATGAAGCTCGTATCAAAGCCATTCAAAACAAAGGTTATCCTACAGGTAAGCCAGGTACGATGGTGGTTGCGATTGTATCTTTTTTAATGGTAGCGTTCGCTTGGTGGATTCTTGTAGCAGAACGTATCACTGTTCAAACTTCTTATCTCGAAGCATTCCGTTTGGCACTTGTGTTAGCTTTAGCCATTTATGGTGTATTTAATGGCACACTTTATGTTGCTTTTGATGAATGGAATACAGCCATCTTTATACGTGATTTATTATGGGGAATTACTTTACTCACCTTCCTAACATTCTTATATGTTTATAGCCTACGCCATATCTGAATACTCTAGCATTTTTTGCATTTGTTTGATTTCTTTTTGTTGAGTCTCTAAAATCGTAAGCGCTAATTGTTTTGTTTCATTTGAAATTGGTTTTTCGAGTAATAGTTTTGAAGTTTGTAATGCCATCGAGTGATGTTCAATCATATCTCGTATGTAATTTTCTTCATTGACCATAAACTGATATTTAATTGCGAAGTAAAATACGTGCATTCCAAAGAGCGTTACAACTGTCAAAATGAGAGAGGATTCCGTTATACTTTGAATGAATACCATACTCAATGCCATAAATATAGAATTATAGAACTTGTTTAATGAAAACCATTGTATATGTTTAACATTAGATGTCATCACAAAAGGCATTAGATACATTTGAATGATAAAAGATCCAAAAAACATACTTAAGACCATCGTGTACATATTTATTATTAAGGATAGATATGTTTTCTCTTATTCAACATCGACCTTTTGTTAAACCCGTTCATCAAAAACCTATAGCTATATACAAAACACCTTTTTTGCATAAATCTCCCCGAAAACTTGTGGTTCCAAGAGCTTCTGGAATTGACTGGGAGTTTTCCAGTTATATTATTGGGAAAGGCATTATATTATTTACGCTCTATTATTGTACGACCAATTGGTGGTATTATCGTCGTTCTCGGGAAGATGCAGAAAATAAGAAAGATAAAAAGAAATAAGTTAGGTATAATCAACAATTCCAAGGAGTTCGTTCCATTGATTCAATTGAATTCGTTTAAAATATTCTCGTTGTAAGTTTTCACTTTCCATATAATTATTACTACATGTAAATGCATCTTCTGTCATACTTGCATTTAAAGCATAATCAAATAAAAGACCTCCTCTCGTCCATATTTCAATACGATTGTATTCATTTAAATAAGGTACTAATATTTGATAACTGATCCAATCTTTAAGAATGAATTTAAGTTGATACAATCCACCTGACAAATAATGGGTATGAATGGTTTCATCGTTTAAAAAGGATTCCATATCCGTGATGCTATATGGATATTCTGTGCGAAGATACATTGTAAATCTTATATAATAACGTTCTCCTGCTATATTTACTGTAGGATCGGAGGGATTCATATCAAATGTTACATCTGTGACATCATATCCCCAAACAGCAAAAATCGGTTGGAATAAAGTTCTTTTTGTCATAATCGTATTTAATAGACTACGAATGATTGGCTTAATTTCAACAAAACGATGGCATTTAAACATCTTTTCAAATTTGAAATAATGATGTCTTTGATAATATTCAAGATTCTGTTTAAAGCTATCCATTTCGTTTTTTAGGACTTGATTTTCTTTTTCCAAAAGTTCAATTCTTTCCAATAACATCAATGAAAAGGATTCATGAACATTTGGTTCTTTCATAAATGGTAACATTATGATAAGCTATATGTATCTAAAAAAATGACTTTAAATGAGAGTAATAATTAAAACACAATGGAAAACGTACTCCCTGTTCGTCATCGCTCCAAAGCAAATAATCTGCTTCATATGGCTACTACAAAATTGCCTGTGTTATGGATTATTGACTTTGTTCATCATATGCGCTCTCAAACACCAATTGAATCAGTGATTTATCTATGGGAAGATTTATACCGAATGCAGATGGAAACATCCACGGAATCCGATCGTCAATTTCTCATCTTTCTTCAAGATGTTGTGATGGAATGGGTCGTTGAACATCATACAAATAATACATTGGTGGATTTCTATTTCTATAATTACCTCTTGCTCCATTTTAAATGTATTCCCTATTCCACTTGGACGGAAGAAGATAAAAATATTCTTATGCGATATCTTGAAGAACATTCTGTTTCAAATATGATACCTATTCTTGAACGAATGAATCTAGAAATCCGTCAAGTATGTCAGTAACGCCTATTTAAAGTCCAAAACATACATATATACTAAGGGTCGCGATGTATTATCCACTTGCGTTTGAAAAAGACATTGGATTAACACCTAAATCGGTTACGTTAAAAAAACAAGATTTTGTATTATGGAAATCCAATAAAAAGATCGTTTGTATGCCAGATCGTTGTACGCATCGTCACGCCAAATTATCTCTGGGACGTGTGATTGAAGGTAAACGTATTGAATGTCCTTATCACGGTTGGCAATTTAATACCAAAGGAGATTGTGTAAAAATTCCTCAATTAATAAAGGATAACATTCCAAAAATGTGTTCGATGAAAGCTTTTCAGACCATTATATGGGATGGTCTTGTATGGGCTTCTCCTATAGAAGCTTCTTTTCCTTATCCAAAAAAAGAATACTTAAATGATGATGATTACTTTGTATCAGACTACTATTTAGATGCACCATATAGTTATTATCTTCAAATTGAAAATTTACTCGATCCAGCTCATTTACACTTTGTGCATGATGGTTTCCAAGGCAATCGTAAAAAAGCCAGTCCCATTCGTCTAAAACATTTTAAAGATACAGATAAAGAAATTTATGGTTATTTTGAACACGATAATGACGATACACCTGATATTAGTGTTCGTTTTATTAAACCTTTTATGGTCGATGTAAGTATTTATAATAAAAAATCTAAAAAACTGTTACGAAAAAATATCATCTTTGCTTCACCAAAAGATGACCAAAAATGTAATGTTTTTTTCCGTGATGTTGCGATGAAAGACACCTTTCTACCCGAAGAAAATGGTTGGCTACGATTCCACGGAGACCTCTTTCTAAATGGATTTTCAAAGAGTTTCGTAGAAGACCATTATCAATTTATTAATAATGAAATCATTGATCGCATTATGACTCAAGATTTAGATGTTCTAAAAGGCCAACAACAAAACATTCCAGATTATATTAAAGCTCGTTATATAATGCCTGCTGAATGTGACCGTATGATTATTGCTTTCCGTAAATGGGCAAAAAACTTTAAAATTTAATTATTTATCGTGTTATTGGATATCGAGTAGATCTTTTAATAAACATATTCGTACTACGTCCTTGTTCAAGAACTCTAATTCCAAATGCTTCTCTTAAATGAAAATAATTTAAAGTTATTGTATTCATACCTCTTGGAATATTATGCTGAAATACGTATCTAATATAACTTTGCATAATCATTGTCATTGATACATTCATATAAGCCCGCGTAAATTGTGTATATAATAATGCAATCTCTTTTGTGATATTATACTTTTGATAAATTCTCTCCATAATTGAATTATAGATAGGAGTCAAAGGTTCTTTCTCAATATTATCAAATTCGTGTGAAATATTGGTTTTATTATATCGTTCTTTAAAATATTTATTATAATTGATCCAAAATCGATTCGGCGTTTCTTCAACACGAGGTACATCACTTGGTTTTACGAGTTTTTCGACAGGTGTTGCGCGTGTTATATTACGAATATAACTCATCATTAAATCAAGATTTACTTTCATAGATGAAAGCACATCTTGAGATGGTTCATTCAAACGAAATGAGGTTCTTGAACTTTTTTCGTGTTTATGATAATATTTATTATAACTTTCCATCGCTTGATTCATCATCTCTTTGATGGTTTCATTATCAAATATTTCGATCACTGGTTTTTTTATTTGCGATGCAACCAATCGTTGATAATCTTGTTGTGATTCTTTATTCATAAGTCCCATCATTATTGCAGTTCGTGGATCATTTTCTGCAGTTGCTTGCATAACAGTACCAAAAATATCTCGCATCTTATCTTTTGAAGCAGCTGCTTCTTCTGGAATCGGTACAAGTTTTTCTTGTTTTATTTTTAATTTAGAAAAGGCTTCTTCCAACTTTGCATAAGTAGGGCCATCTCTTTGAATACGAGAACCTGTTTTTGGATTCTTAGGACTTTCTTTTACTCTCTCTTCTTCCCATTCTTTTAATTGTTTCATTGTAAAAGTTTCTTTTTTTGTTTTGGTTGACATATATACTACAGATTACTTATATAAGAGAAAAGTAAAAATGTTTTTGGATTTTTTAGTATTTATACGTAATTTTTAAGACTTTTCAATTTATGTTTAGAAAGAGGTTGTATTGTACCATTCAACCCAAACCCCGTTAAACTTTCCTTCATTGTCAATGCTTTCTGTACGATGAATGCGTACGACCGTATAAGCATCTGATAGTTCTTGTTCAACCTGAGCCATCAGCTGTACGAAACGATGATCGTGAATCAGTTCAAAGATATGATAACCATCCTTGACCCAATGTTCTGAGTAGTTTAGAGAAACATTGGCTTGCTTCCCAAATCTTTGGTTAAGAACTACATAGAGATCCTTTGGATACGTATAAACATATCCCCAAGAACGACCTTCCTTAGCATTCTTAAGTAGTACATTTTTAACATTTGGACGAATCATTTCATCAAAGAAAAGATCAATCACACGCTGACGACGAACAGTACGCAGATTGCAATAAGCCTTGTATTGGTTGTAAGAAGCACGGAGTTCAGCGCCAAAGCTGTTGAACGTTGCCATCTTTGAAGGGCTTTTTTCAATCGCAACTTGGAATCAATGGGTATCCTTCCCTTTTTGCAAAATTCATTTTTTTAATATAGCTATAACTTTTTGTAAATATTATGTTATTTTGATTCTTTCTTTAAAAAAACCATTCCTTGTAAAATATAATGAGCTACCAATGGCTGTGTAAATGGAGGTCCTTCTTTCGTATGCTCTGTTAAATAAGCTTGAAGAACTGGACGATACGATTTTAATATTTTACGATGACGGCGATTCTTTAAGTGTTCTAATAAGTAATCTAAACAATCTGCTAGATAAAGCACATAGTCACGATGCATTCTTATTTCTATAGAAGAAGTTATTGATTCGCTAGAAAAAATGAATCTATCTTCTATTCTTCTTCAAAATGACCGACTTTGAACAGCAATATGTCCATCAAGTTTATGAAGCCATCGCTGTTCCTTTTGATCAAACACGGTTCTGTTATTGGAATGCTGTAAAAAACTTTTTAGATGGATTGCCATCTTACTCATTAGTACTAGACAATGGATGTGGAAATGGAAAGTATCTTCAATACCGTAAAGACCTTATCTTTATGGGAAATGATATGTGCTCTGGACTTTTAGAAATCGCAAAAAAGAAAGCGGATGTTACTCGCTCCAATGGAATGACACTTCCATATCGCACAGAGACGTTTGATGCGATTATTTGCGTAGCTGTATTTCATCACCTATCGGATATTTCACGACGCCATCAATTTATTCAAGAGATGATTCGTGTATTAAAATCCAATGGAAAACTATTGGTGACTGTATGGGCGTTTGAACAACCTGATAATAAACGCTTTAAAAAATGGAATGTCCAATCCAATGGAGATGCTATGATTCCTTGGTGTGATAAATCTCAAAACATTCTATCTCAACGCTATTATCATCTTTTTCATAAAGAAGAATTGGAATCTTATTTTAAAATGGATAATGTGCGGATAGAATCGTGTATTTATGAATACGATAACTGGTGTATTACCGTTCAAAAATTAAAAGGATAGTGTATATAAATATTCCATAATCAAATAAAACAATGCATAACGAACCGCATTGGAAGCGGAACGAATATGAACGCCACGAAAGAGTGCTTTGGGTCCTTCCTTTGATAAAATTAACTTCGTAGTTGTTTCAAATAGATCCATTGAACCTGTACGAATGGACGCTTGGGCCATATTTGCACGAATGGTATCAAAAGGTGTCGTTAATGCCGCACCCAATCCCCCTGCGAAAGCGCCTGTAAATAAACCCATATTTGGATGTTGGATGGGTAAAATCATTTTTCCATTTTCATAAACAAAATTACGAACACTTGTTTCTACAATATCTTCGGCTAGACTTACACCATATCCATTATAGAGTCCTCGAACGCCTCTCATACGAACAATTTTTTTACCCGATTCTACTAAATTAGGATGTTCTTGATTGATTTGCATCACGCGCATACAATTCGATAAAGGAATTTTCATAAAACTTGTGATAAAAGATGCAATCGATGAGGCAAAAGGATTAGGATGAAGCTGATTATAAATGCTAAAATAGGAACCAAATACAAATCCAGAAGTTAAAGAGGATTGAAAAATACCACGATAACAATTGATCACAGCAGGGCCTTGTTTTCCATAAACTTGCAGACAAGCTTTCTTTGCCTCAAACGGATAGGTACACATTTGACTCAAAGCTCGTGCAATGCCTTCACGTTTTCCTCCATCGTGTAGGGTTTTTGGATCTCTACCACCCATCCTCTAAAAAGGAACCCTTTTTATACACCTTTGAAAGATTATTTCCTTGTCTTTATACCTTCACTTTTTTAAAAATATATCGATCGATTCCCGATAAAGAGACTTGGAGTACCAATTCCCCATCGGTAATTTCTTCAATCATTTCACCAAATTGAATCATCATTTGAAGTTCTTTTTCAGGAGGTACTTCCAAATGCGCTTCTCCTTGTTGATACGTTTGAATCTCTTCCACTACTTGTAAGACCTTTAACTTTTCAGGATGATTTTCTTTAAGGAGTTTTTCTTTTATGACCGCATATTGTTGTGGATTTTTAAAACGAGCATCCAATAGATTTAAATACATCATCTCATAACGAGTGATTTTAAAAGGGAAGGTATAGAGACTTAACAATTCCATCGCCCAACTTGGAAGTCCTGTACTTACAAGATAACCCCCAGGTTTTAACCAATGGGCTACATTTTGAAAAAATCTTTTATATAATTCGCCTCTTTTTGGATTCATATAAGCATCTAAGGAACAATAAATCATTATAACCGCATCAAAGTTGTCTGGATAGGTATCCTTTGGTAAAGTATGAATAGGAATGGTAATATCCGGTTCTGTTTCTTCGCGAATATCTACATAGAAGCCATTCTCCCAATGCTTTTTCGTTAGTTTAATAGGGGCTTTGCGCGGATGTGTACGACCGTGACAAAGAAACATCACTTTCGCATCCTTTTTTAAAGGCAATGGATAAGATTTCATCTACGTTTATACTATTTAGAGATTAAATTTGCTAATTGAGTATGCTTTAATATAGAAGCGTGTTTCTTTAAAAAGGCTTGATAGAGTTGGTCCCAATGATCTACCCAGTCTTTATCTTGATGTTCTACCATTTTTAATAAATAGTTCGAACTTGAAATATAGGGCTTGCGCATCGCAAATCCTCCATCACTCCAAGAACCCATCGAATAACAATTAAACACCATCACCCATTCATAAGAATCCAAGCTAAATTCATACATCCATTTATAAATCGCATCCGCGTGGAAACCATTAAGCGTCATATAATTGGACATTACCATCAATCGTTGAATATGGTTGAGGTATCCATAATTAAACGCATATTGGATGGTTTCATTCACAAAGGGTACTTCGGTATTTCCTAGATACCAGGCTTTAGATAATGCTTTGCGAGTGTGACCAAAGATATTTTTACGATACTGTTTAGGAGATACATAGAGATAATAGAGACGACAATATTCACGCCATCCAATCACTTGACGAATAAATCCTTCTTTATTTGTGATATCCGTCGTCGTCGCTGAAACGGCTTCTACAACTTCTATAGGAGTGATTAATCCATTATTGAGATAAATAGATAAACCACTATGATTAAGCAAAGGTTGAGATAAAATCACGACATCTTGATATTTCCCATAATTGGATAGCCGTTGATGAATAAAATCTTTCATCCAAAGTCGTACATCTTTCGTTGTAAGAGGCAGATGAATGAGATAAGAGTTTATGATTGTATCCCAATCTTTGCTGGGTTTTGGATTGGAACGAAAAGGGGTTGAATTAAGCCATTCAAGACCTTGTTCCCATTCTTTTTCATTGCTATAAATACGATGATAAGGGTTGGGAGGCAATGAAATCTTTTTAGAATAAGGTTGACGATTGTATATGTCTTGACTTTTCACACCTTTAAGAATATGCAGCACTTCTTTGGAGAAATTGTAAAAAGAGCTATGTTGAAGTCGTTTTCCAGCACGATCTTTTTGATAGTCTTGAAGTTGAGAAGCTGTTAGAACAAAAGATGGAGAATCTGCAATCGTCCATTGAACTTTGGTCGATTGAAGTTTTTTCATAAGAACAAGATCACAAGGATCGATCAATAGACATTCTTTCGGTAAAAACGATATATCTGGATTCTTCCATAATTGTTGGATGGGAATATAAGTGATATTGTAGTGTGGTTTAAGTTGTTGAAGATAACGTTGATGGGTTATATACATATAGAGGATACGTAATTGATTGAGTTGGAGTGAAGAAACCGCACCACTTCCCTTTCTTTTTCCATAAAATGTTGGATCTTCTATAAAGTAGATATTTTCTATAGCTATATTTGGAAAGACTTTTTTGATGATTTTTGGTTCAAACAATTGGTTTGGAAATAAAACTAAATTCATACCTTACTTATTCAAAAGACATTTTTGAATCCACAAGGGTTTAAACAATTGAACGATATTAAGACTAAAGATGACGGATCGCTTACAAGTTCTCCGCCAACAACCTCAAACAGCAAGGGTTGGAATGAAATGGTTACCAATTGAAGATCAACAATTGATGGAAGAAGTTGCTGAAAAGAAAACATTGGAAGAAATGGCAACGCTTCATCAACGAACAGTGCGTAGTATCAAATATCGTATCATTTATGTGGGTTTAAAACGTTACCGTGATTTATCTGCTCAACAATTAGCTGAAAAATTAAACTTAACGGTAGAAGATTTACAAGAGTATATTGAAGCTCAAGAGCAAAAACAAAAGCAACACGAAGAACGAACCAAAGATCGAGGAATCTCTTTACGAGATCTTTATGATGTAATGGTTGAAATTCGTGATTTATTGAGGCCAGCGACCAATCCATGAAGGAACACCTGTCTTTGGAACATCCACAGGAGGTTTTCCATCATTTTTGCATTTCATTAAATTATATTTTTCCCAGCAACTTGCCTTAGCTTCAAGACGTTTGAGGGAAGGATCAAGTAGCATATAAGATAAATGATCTCTATTCTCTTGTGATTCTTTCATGGCAAGATCACGCATCGCTAAACAAGACATTGAACTGGCTAGATTTTGGCAAGTGAGTTGATTCCATTCTTCACTGGACATATTTCTCTTTACTTAATAGAAATATTTTTATAGGTTCTTCTTTGAATAAATCTTTTATATGTGTAAAGTAGATTTATGAAACTGCTAAAAGTCACTGAAAAAAATAAAGATCAATTTACTGAATGTGTTCAAGAAAAAGAGCGTCCAACACTAGTACTCTTTTATGCCGATTGGTGTCCTCATTGCCAAATGTTTAAACCCACGTGGAAAGAACTTGCTAAAAAAATGGGAAAAAGTAAAAAACTCCAAATGGCAGAAATAGAATATACCAATATGGATCATATTCCCAAAAAATATAAGAAGATTCGTGGTTTTCCAACCATTCAAATGATGAAAGGTGGAAAAGTACTTTCAGAATTTAATGATGTTCGTACGATGGATGCGCTTGAAACGTATATTCAACGTTATGTTTAGCCAGGAAATGCGTAGGTTGGTTTAAAGTTATTTTGCGTTTTTAAAATAAAGATGGATCTTATTGAGCGTGAAGTACAAGAAGATACGGAAGATGAACACCAAGAAGGTCCTACGGATACTGAACTTGAAGATTTTAAGGCAAAGGTCAGTGAATATTTAAAATTGGACGATCAAGTACGTAAATTGAATATCGCCATTCGAGAACGTCGTGTTCATCTTCGTGTCTTGGGTGATAAAATTCAAACGTTTATGAATCGTTATGAAATTGGTACGTTAAATACTCAACACGGTGAGCGTATTCATCACAAAATTCGTCAAGCAAAGATTCCTGTTAAAATCATGGATGTCAAGGAAATCCTTCTTGAAAAACGCCATTTAACAGGAGAACAATTGTTTAAAGAATTATTTGAAAGCGAACGCCCAACCAAAGAAGTTAAAAGTATTCGTCGTGTGATTCCAAAGGTTTCTCTCAACTTAGAAATCTAAAAAATGAATTTATCTTTTTTATTTTATTTAGACTTTACGATGGCGTATCAACTTGTCATTGTTGAATCTTCTGCGAAAAGTAAAACCATTCAAAAATATCTAAATCAACTCAATACGACACCTTTTAAAGTCGTCGCTTCGTTTGGTCATATTGTGGATTTGCCAAGAAAGACGATTGGTGTGAATACTGACTCTTGGGAAATTGAATATACAAGCATTCCTGATAAAAAGAAACTAATTACAGATTTGAAGAAACTGGTTAAAGATGCGTCGATGGTTTATTTGGCAGCCGATCCAGATCGTGAAGGAGAAGCCATTGCGTGGCATCTTAAAAATCAACTCAATCTAAAAAAATATAAACGGATTACGTTTCACGAAATTACACCCAAAGCGATTAAAGATGCTCTTAATCATCCTCGAGAACTAGATCAACCTCTGATTGATGCTCAAGAATCACGAAGGGCACTGGATCGTGTCGTTGGTTATCAAGCTTCCCCTTTGCTATGGAATCGCTTTACAACAGGCTCTTTGTCAGCAGGACGTGTTCAAAGTGCAGTATTGGCAGAAATGGTCCATCGTTATAAAGAAATTCAAAACCATCAACCTGAAAAATATTGGATGGTTCTCACAAACTTTCAACTCTTTGAAACACTTCTAGAAACCAAACTGTATGAACGTAAAGGTACGAGCATTCATCATTTTTTAGATGAAAATGAAATAGCCAAAATGATGGAGCATTTTAAAAAGAAGCTTATTTGGACGGTGACCTTTGATAAAAAACACGGTAAAGAAAATCCATCGGCACCTTATACGACATCTGCGCTTCAACAAGAAGTCTATGACAAGTATAAAATCCCAGCAAAACAAACGATGATTTATGCTCAAGGACTATATGAGAAAGGTTATATTACTTATATGCGTACGGATTCTGTACACATTTCTCAAGACGCAAAGGAAGATATCCACGAATATGTTCAGGAGGTCTTTGGTGAAGATCAAGTGGTAGATCGGGAATTTAAAAGCAAAGTGGCCAATGCTCAAGAAGCCCACGAATGCATCCGTCCTTCTCAGCTATCCGTGCTAAGTGATGCTCTTCCAGAAGAGTTTACAGACGGCCACCGTAAAATCTATAATTTGATTTGGCGAAAGACGGTAGCTTCTCAAATGGCGGCGGCTGAATACATTCATTATCACTTTACGCTTCAAACTTCAAGTTCAATGATGAAAAATTATGAATTCCGTGGTAAAGTATCGTTTCTAAATGAGTTGGGTTATCTTAAAATATGGCAACCCAAATTGAGTGTTCAACACGCTGAAATTGCAAAATGGGATTCTTTGGTCGGTAAGAAAGATATTCCTCTTACGATGGAAAAGGTGATGGGAGAAGGAAATGTGACAAAACCTCCTAGCCTATATAATGAACCCAATGTGATTAAATGGATGGAAAAGGAAGGCATTGGACGACCTTCGACGTATTCTGCCATTCTAGAAAAGATTCTAAGCAAAGGCTATATCCAAAAAGGAAGTGATCCACAAAGTACGGTTGAAGTCAAGCATTATATTCTTGAAAAAGGCGTCATTGAAACACAAGAAGAACTGCTAAAAATCGGTGGAAATGATAAAGATCGTTTTCTTCCTACATCGCTCGGAGAACGTGTGGTCGATTATCTAGAAGAAGCCCTGCCGTCTATTCTTGATAAAGCGTTTACGTCACAAATGGAAGAACAATTGGATCGAATCAGTCGTCACGAAACAACTAAAAAAGATGTTCTAACTGAATTTTATAAACCCTTTGCGTGTTGGATTCAAGATGCTAAAAAGATACAAAAAGAACATATCAAAGATACAAAAGAAGCAAAACCCTTGGCACCAAAAACATCTAATATTCTAAAATCATTTGAAGAGGCAGATATTCTTCAAACACGTTATGGTCCAGCGTTGTTTGTTAAAGAAACGAAGAAGTTTGTAGCGATTGTACCTTTTCAAGAATGGAAAGAAAAACAAATGGAAGACCTTACAGAAGAAGATATTAACTTTCTTGTAAAACTACCGATGACAGTAGAAGATATCTCGATTGAAATGGGACGATACGGTTTGTATTTGGTTCATAACCATCAAAACTATCCTCTCCCAAAAGAACATTGGACGGATGTTTATAATGGTTCCATTTCCTATGAAACACTTACACCTTTGCTTGTAAAGAAACCCAAGCCAACCTTTGTAAAGAAGCCTTTTAAGAAAACGGCGAAGAAGTCTTCATAGATTGAATGGCTTGACGTGTGGCACGGAGTTCTTGAACCAATTCTTCAAGTACAGTAGCAATATTTTTTCCGCTTTCGGTTTCCAGATAACGTGCTAGAATGTAATACATAGGCTCTTCCAACACGGTTGCTTCGATGTTTTCGAGGTCGCTTGAACTGGGTTCGCTTTCTTCAAGGCTGCTACGGAGGGAGGAAGTTGTGGAATGACTTTTATGTCTTTGTGACATGAATACGATAGTTCTTTATCATTTCTAGTTTTTAAATAAGTTGTGATCCAAGAGTGATTCAATAAATCCTCAATGGTTGCTCGTTTTTTTGGATCAATGACCAAGCATCTTTTTATAAAATCTTCCGCAAGGACAGTCATATATTTCGGAAAAGATAAATCACGATTTAAACATCTTAAAATAAAACCTGGTTTATTTGGATCATGATTTGAAAAATGCTTATGATCGCTCCATCCAAAGGGTTTAATATGGTAAAGCATTTCATATACAATCATTCCAATTGCCCAAATATCCACTTCATAACGATAATGAAGGGAATGATTTTTATCAATATAATAATATAATAATTCGGGTGCCATATAAGTTAATGTACCAGCAAGAGTATTACAATAAGATGTTTCATCGGTTAAAAGATAAGAATACCCAAAATCTGCCAAATAAATTTTATGAGCGTGAATAAAAATATTTTCAGGTTTAATATCACGATGAATAATATGATTTGAATGTAAAAAATGGACTGCTTTCAGCAAAGGATAAATCACACAATGTAAAATACATTGTTCATTTGGATAATCATAGATACGATGAAATAAAAAACTATGGGTCATATACTTGGTCATTAATCCCCATTCTTTTTCTGTTTGGAACCAAAACCATAAAGGAAGAATATGTGGAATACCATCCGCTAATAGATGTACTTTAACTTCTCTTTCAAAATCGAGTGCTTTTCGTTCCATTTCTCGAGGCGTCATTTTTGTTTTTCGATACAACTTTAAAGCTCCTAATTGATGGGTTCGTAGATGAAAGAGTAATAAAACAACGGTATAATGTTCACGGTAAATTGTATGAATATATTTCCATTCGTTTGGGTGAAAATAGGAACTCTTTAAAGGTGAAGATGGTAAAAAGGTAGAGGGCGTCTTTTGAGGTAATTTCATTTGAAGTTCAATATCGTAAGGAAAAAATATATCTAAAAGTTAGAAAGAAAAGATGTCTAGAACTTATCTTTTATCTGTAATATTTGGCTTTCTATTGTTTCTTGTGATTTATTGGTATGTTCGTCGTACAAAGATTGAAATGTTTGAAACGGCTACGACATCAACCGCAACAACTGTCGCAAGTACAAGTGGAGATACAAATACCATTGATACAACAAAAGCAACGGAATTGGTATCTTCTTTACAAAGTTTATTAAGTGGTTTAGCTTCTTATGATGAATCAAAGAAGTCTTTTACCTATATTGAAGATCCATCTCAAATACCAAATGTTAAAAACTTAGATATTTACCTAAGTACGTTCAGTGATTTTACAGCGTATGATACCAAACTTAAAGGGTATGAAGCAGACCGTCAAAAATGGAACAATCACGTTAAAACAAGCGAACCGTTCATGCTTTTAACATCTGAATCCTTACCAGCTTCCATTCGCAATCCTCCTGGAATGCCACTCAATAATTTAGTGATTACTGGTCCTCGTTCAGATGAATTAGCAAGTACGGACTATATGCTCAAAGAATTTAGTATGTGTTTCTTTGTGAAAAATAATAACTTTGTCTTTGATGAAAATAAAGCGCCCATTGAATTATTCCGTGTCTTTGTAGAAACGCCTTATTACGTCTTATCGCGCTTTGAACCCGATGAAACAGACGCTACAAAAGTTAAACTCATTACCATTGTTGGGTTAGATGTAGAAGACGTTAAAGAAACACATCGTTATTCCATTACCATTCCCATTTCAACTCTAAAATCATCCGGTAATAATATCTTAATTAGTGTCGTCTATAATACCGATAATGATCGCAAGAAAGGTGTTCTAAACGTTCATATTGGAACCACATCCTTTAAAGCTGAAACCGATACACCTCCTGCGATTGTTCTTGGTAACTCACGCATTCGTGTCAATGGAAGTGGTAAATGGGATGCTCGTCTGTTTGGATATATGTACTTTAAGACAGCGATTACAAAAGAACAACACGAAGCATTGATTCAATACTTTAATAAACAACTCTCTGGCATTGCAGCGATGCTGGATGAACTCAAGAAACTCACAGAAAAACAACTCCAAGATTTAGATAATATAGTAAAACAACAATCCCTTTCGATTGATGATATTAAGAAACAACTGGAACAATGCAAAGTACTTCAAGAAGAAAAAGATAAAGCGAAAGCGAAAGCAGAAGAAGATAAATGGACGATTAAAATGGATGGTTACAAACCTGTTTCAGCAGAAGATCTTGAAAAATGCACGTTGTTAAAGGTAGATAATCTTTATAAACAACTCAATGAAGCTACATCCACTCCAAAAGATACTACCGTAGATGTTAAGACGGAAGAAAAAGAAGAAGCATTTCAATTAAAAAAGCCTTTTAAAAAATCCGAGGTTTCATCCAAAGATCCTAAGTTAACCAAAGCCGTTGAAAACTATTTTAAATAAACACGAATCAATGGCAACGTATCTTTTTTATAGATTTGTGTAAGTTTTATAAACCATAACCATTGCATTCCATACACTATTAGAAGAGGTCCATCCAATAAATGATAATAGTTGTGGTCATAGATAAATTGGCGATGTTGATAGAGATAGAAAGTAAAACGATAGATGCGATGATAGAAGAAAAGACACCATAAAAATGTATCGGTATATATTTGATATTTCTTATTTTTACAATTTCGTACCATCTTTGCGATGTGTAAAAAGGGAGTGGTTGTATTTAACATATTTAATACATATACACCACTATACATATAATGATAGTTTTCACTCAGATACATTAAGAAGATCGTAATCATATGATGAAGCACAAATATACTTGGTAATTTATTGTAGAAACATACGATCATATCATAGAGATAAACAGCATATTCCAGTTGATAAAAAGAATAAGCAGATGGATGCTGACTTTTTATAGGTAACATTTGATAGATATTTAAATTGGGAATATCATAGGTTGTTATGTGACCGTGAATTCCAACAAAGATGTGTTTTAAAAACTCAAAGATATAATCACGATGTTTGTAAATATCATTTATATAAACGATTGGAAAGAGTGTATGATAAAAGGTACTTTGATTCCAAACAACTCGAAAGATTGTAAGGAATAATAAATGGTAAAACCAAAGCATATTTTAGATTCTATTAAGGGACATAGTTTTAAATCCACGTTTAACAAAATAGAGGGATTTACATGTAGCTATAGAATAAAAAGCTACAAGGGATAAAAGACCCCCTTTTTTCATTTCATGGTTGAACTCATGGATTTCATGAGAATTTAGCAAAATATAGGGATTTATATATAGCTACAAATTATATGATTTAAAAGTTTCTATTATTATTAAACTAAATGACCAAAGTAAATGCTGCGATATGTTATCTAACACAGAACAATGAAGTGCGTCGTACGTATTTAAAAACGTCTCTTTACTTTCTCTTCAAATATTTTAATTCGAAATATCAATATCCTGTGATTATCTTTCACGAAGGAGATTATGATAATGAAGCCCAACAAGATATTCTAATGAGTATTCGTGGTACGTGTAGAGATCTTGTATCTTTTCAAGCACTGGATCCACAAGACTTTAAAATACCATCCTCTATTGATCAAGTAAAACTAGACAGATGTTTATCCATTAAACCTCATCCAACTCCTTATTGGCGAAATGAAAAATATCGTTTAATGTGTCGTTGGTGGTTGATGGAGTTTCCAAAATATGTGAAGCATTATGATTATGTGATGCGTTTAGATGATGATTCATTGATTGAAGAACCGATTAAATATGATTTGTTTGAATGGGCACAAAAGAAAGATTTGAACTATGCTTCGAACTTTTTACACATTGATTGTGGAATTTGTTGTTATGGAATGAAAGATTTCTTTGATAAAAATTATCCTGAAAAGAAAGAACTTCTCAAAGAAATGTTTGTAGAACAAGAAGTACCCATGCGTGCGGTTCAATTTCATCCTTTCCGTACCATTCTATCGTTGACTCAGAATCCGCTTCCAGTGATCAAAGAAAAAGAAAAACTCTATATGCCGATTATGTATTACAATAACTTTTTCATTACAAAAACCAGTTTTTGGCATCAACCCGAAGTTCAATCGATTCTTCAAAAGATTGAAGAAAATGGTTCGATCTTTTATTTCCGTTGGGGCGATGCGCCATTACAGTCATTGATTGTAATGTTACATTCTCCAGCGGATAAAATTAGTAAAGCTAACTTTGAATATTCAAAAAGACTCCAGCGTGAATCATTTAAAGGAGATGATGGACACTACCACGCTTATATGCCAGTATCTTATGATCAATCATCGTGTATTTCTCAACAAAAAGAATTTAAAGATCGCTTATCAAAACCGGATATCTAAGCAAATCCGTGCTTCGCTTTAAGATCACCTATATTTCTTAAAATCCATTCTTGGTTAGGAGGAACGCCAAGAATATCTTCTTTTTTCGCATAGAATTCAGGACCTTGTTTAAATTCGTGACGATAAGTGGTGGATGTTTTTAAAGGAAGAGGATCGGTTAATTTAAGTTGATAAAAGATAGAATCAGAACCATTTGATTTTAACGTAATAAATACACTTGGTACGACTTTTTCTTGGGTTTCTGTGGCATAATAGCTATTGGGATATTTAAAATGAGCTTCGATCGCACCATCTTTTGGAATTTCATAAAAATTGGGTGTATTTTCAAAAGCTATAAATGGAGATGTAAAAGGCAAACCAGAACCTGTATAGTTCATCATACGATCAATTGGATTTGCAGCCATTAAATATTTTTGTTGATATTTGGAGGGACTTTTAATGCTACCTGTTAAATGAATGAAACCATCTGCGGTGACTGTTGCATTTAAAGTTAAGTGTTCATTTGCGATGGACATTAGAGAATCTTACCTTACTTGTGGATAATATTTTTTATACAAATATTCTTAATAGATCCATCCAGTTTTTTTGAGAATGAAAAATCCATTTTCGTAAATGAGATTGAAGTTCTTTTGATGGATGATAATTTTTACTTTGTGTGAAAGGTTCATCGGTAAATTCATAATCTGTAAAATCATATAAGTAACCATAATGAGAATGCCAGTATTCGTAATTATACAATGTATCACCTTCATCTTCATCGTGATAATAATAATTGAAATATTGAATAAAAGTATAGAGGTCGTGTAATGAAGAATAAGATAGATAGGGAGCATCTAAATACGTCTTCATTTGTTCTTCTGTAATAGGAAAACGTGTCGTTAAAACCATCGTCACGAATAATTTATGATTGGAAGAATGCCAAGTCCAAGCTGCAAAAACGGGTTCCATCTTTTTACGATGATAAAAAATATGATTTAAAGCATCTTCTATTTTAGGTTGAATCTTATCTTCCTCTTGAAAAGGAATTTGAAGATCCAGTTTATGATATTGACTGGCTGTAGATTTTTGTATTTGTTTTTCTAGACTTAGCATTTCATCTTCAAGTCTACTCAATCGTTCTTGAAGCATCATCATAAATTGTTGTTCAGGGGTTGCTGTAAGTTCCATTCAATTGTAAAACCTTACTATTAACAAAGCAAACTTATCGAGTTTGATTTTAAAAAGAATGATTTAGTGAAAATAGCTTAATATAAACGACCGTCTCCTAGACCAGCTGGGTTTACTTCTTCACGAGTGCAAGTGACACCATCGCAACGAATCACATAACGTTCAGGTAACATGGTTCCTGGATCTGAGAATGGACGACCGCATGGAGCACAAGGGCGTAAGCGTTCTACGGCTTTTTGACGTTCTTGTTCCATGACCTTTTCAGCATTTCGTTGAAGGTACATACGGCTTTCATAGGAACTACGCACCATTTTATTATCACCAACACTTTGCATGAGTTCCGCATTAATTACACAACGAGGGCGATAGTCCGTAATGCCTCGACCATCCGCCATTTTAGCTGGGCACATAACTTTGGGATCTGTGGTAACATCGCAACCTTTGCAGGACATTTCTCTTTATTATTTAGAAAATATATTTATTACGCTTAATCTTCTAATAATCGGTCAATCAATTGTTGTTTTGTACCCTCCGTTGAAAGATGACGTTCTTCACAGAGTTCTTTGAGTTTATCCAAATTCATTTTATGAAGTTTGCTTTTAGATAAACTTGGTGCAGTCATTGTTTCTGAAGGCTCTGGTGCAGAAGAAGGTGTTACTTCTTCAATGACCACATCTTTAGAAGGTTCATTTGGATGGTCATCAACTGTAAAAGGCGTTGAGAAAATGACAAAACCGTCTTGAGCAGCATCTCCTAAATCCTCTTTAAAAATACTTTGCATTAAAGTATCTGCCGTAAGGTTGCGTGGATCCATCATCTGTTGAACCGTTTCTTTTTCAACCGAAGGTTTTCCTGAAAATAGAGTGTGGGTTTGTTTATCAAGTAGCAATAAATCCACTTTTTCTTCAATACGTCCAAGCGCTTTCCATACAAGATAGAGTCCAGCAATTAAAACAATACCAATTAAAGCAAGTTGCATTGTAATCATTACTTGAGTATCTTTAAACATTTACCTGTTGAGAATATATTTTGTTTTTGATTTTAATCGCAGTTTCAATCAACTCATTTGGAAATTCGTGTTCTTTTAATAATTCAATCCCAATCGTTTGATTCGAAAACCCTTTTTGGATTTTATAAGGAAACACAAACTGATGTTGATCTTTGATGGATCGTAAGGCAACCATCGATAAATTTTTAAAGTCTTTCGGCGCTTCTTCTTCTAAATGTTGAAGCGTTAAGTAATGAGTGGTTAGAATCATTTTTATTTTTTTATCGGTAGATTGCTTATGCTGTTTCGCTAAATAGAGCATCAATGCTTTTAACATTGCGGCTCCATCATAAGGAGGTGTAGAGTGTAGAGGTTCATCCATAAAGTAAATACTGTTTCTAGATAAATGAGTTTGGGCCAATGCTTCGTGAATTTTCTTCATTTCTGCTTCAAATAAGGAATAGCTTCCAATCACATCTTTGATACGATCGTGATGAAGAATCGCATCATATAAATGAATATTTCCATAAGCGGCTCTTACGATACCGAAAGATTGTCCCAATAAAATATTCCATAAAAGTGCTTTTACATAGGTTGTTTTACCAGCTGCATTGGGTCCAGTAACAATTAGATGATGACCTAAATGAATTGGATTTGCCACAGCATAAGGGAGTAGAGGATGACGCATCGAACCTAAATAAGTTTGTTTTTCATTATAAGTTGGAAGCGTCCAATCACGATAAAGGATAGGAGCCATTTGCCGTAAAGTTTCATAAATCCCCATCACCTCATAAAGGTTCTTTATTTTTAAGCGTTGGTGAGGTTGTTTCCAAAGGGTATAGAATTGATAGACGTTTCCTTTATATTCGGTTAATAAATCCATTCGGTCAATATGGGGCAAATAAGGTTTCCAAAAATCCATTGTCACTTCACTGAGTTGTTTTTGGAATCGTTGAATATGAGATTGGATATGTTTCATTCGTTTCAAAATGATATTACGATATTTTCTTAATTGATTACAGTAATCAATGGTTTGGAAAAAACTATAAATATAAATACCAATGTAAATAAGCAACATTGTTATATTTCTTAACATGCTTGTTGTATCTTTTGCTTGACGATAAAGCCAATAGAGTGTTTTATAAATGGTTTTTAAATAATTGATAAAAGCGATTTTCCATTTCATTTTGGTGCGAACATAAATATATGGACCTAAAATTAAACTAATGGGATAAATACATTGAACCATAGGAGAACAATAAGACCGATAAATTTGAAAAGCATTTAATAAATGAGGATGGTAATATAAAATACGAAACAATTTTGAAGATGGAAACAAAGAATCAATGATATAATTTTTCGTATGGGATTCCAAAGAAAGTAACCAATGCCAATCTTTTTCGAGTTCAGGCGTTAATAATTGAGGTTGAATATGCTTTTGAAAAAAGGTCCATATGGATTGGCGTTCTTGAAGGATCGATACATCATAGATGGGATTTTTTAATACATATTGTATAAATTGATGACTAATTTCGTAGTCTGTAAATTGAGAAGCAAATGTTGTTAAAGATAAATCATCCCATATACTTTTTGAAATATAGCTATTTACAAAAGGGTAGATTTCTTGTTTTTCATAGAAAGAAGGAGGGTTTGAATCCTGGTTAAAAAAAAGCTCCGTTTTCTCTAAATGTTTGCGGAACTGTTTGGATCGTAACATTACACTTAATTTAAGAAGTAAAAAAATGAGTTAAAATAAACCGCATAGGATAGAAGTATGGAGTTTGTTCTTCTAAAAACAAAAGGTAAATTTTATCGTGTGCCACGTGCACCGTGTGAAACTGATGAACAAGCCATGGATCGGGTATGGTATATCGCCAAACAAGATGGTCCAATGAATATTCCAGAATCACTGAAATGGTCTTATGAAAAATATCTTAAAGTAAAATATTAAATCAAATGTAATAGTAGATTATTTATGGATCCAAACCAATGGGGACCAGATACTTGGCGATTTTTACATATTTTAACTTTTCAATCGCATGCTTCCTTACAAGAACTAAAAATGTTTTTTCATAATATAAAATATTTGTTACCGTGTCCAAATTGCCGTAAAAACTATGATTTACACGTGACTCAAGTTCCTTTTCCAGAATCGAAAAAACAAATACCCAAATGGTTGATTCAAATCCATAATCGTGTAAATAACTCTGTTCAAAAACCCATCTATGAAGAAGATCGTATGTATGAATATTGGAAAGAACAATCAAAACATGTAACTACGAGTAAAGAGTTAGGTATATGGACCTTTATGGTATGTTGCATCCATACACATCCTGGAATACATAAAATGACACCCGATATTCAACAAGCGCACGACTATTTCTGGAAACATTTGGATTTATGGTTGCCAAAAACCCTAAAAGATCGTTCAATGATTTTAACTTATTTATCAAAACATCCCATCCCAACGGTAAGTATTAAATATGCTTATCGAGAAGCATTTGATTCGTTAATGAAACAGATCCAATATCAACGAGTCTTAACTTATCTTAAACGAAGATGCAAAGGTTCTTGTCAAACATAGAAATTTGTCACTGGTGGAATAGGTTGATAAGTCGTACCGTAATACTTATCAAACATCAGATAAAGACACATTAGGAAGATAAAGATGACGAGTAGAATCATCGTTAGATAAATTTCCCGTAGAATATGAGTATGTTCTTTCATTTTTCGTTGAAGGGATTCAATATCCACTTTATGATAGGATTCCATGATACGTTTTTAAGAAATCAAAAAGAAATAGAGTCATTTTTTATTAGGGTTTAATTAAATAATAGTTCATTTAAGGATGAACTAATTTGTTCAAGTTGTTGAGCATAAAGATCAAGCGCACCTCCTTTTACTTTTTTGGTGCGACGTTGTTTCTTCTTGCCACCATCTTGGTTGTTGTTATCGTTTTTGTCATCTTTTTTATCGTCTTGTTTATCGCCACCTTTTTTGGCTTTGCGTTGTTTCTTTTTACCACCATCTTGGTTGTTGTTATCGTTTTTGTCATCTTTTTTATCGTCTTGTTTATCACCACCTTTTTTGGAGCGGCGTTGTTTCTTTTTGCCGCCATCTTGATTGTTGTTATCGTCATCTTTCTTATCATCGTTATCACCTCCCCACGCTTTTACTTTACCGTAAATACCAGTGGATGCGGAAAGAGGACCGAGTTTGCCTTTTACACCAAAGCGACCTTCTGCCATTGGGCCTTTCTTTCCTTTTTTGCCTTTTTTAGCACCACCTGCTAGGGAAGCATCTCCGCTATCGGTTGGAACAGCGACTGCTTCTTTGGGAACCATATCTACAGATGGAGGAACCACAGCTGAACCTGCTGGGGCAACCACTGGAACAACTGCTAATAGAGGGCCAGTGCTTTCACCAACAGGGGAAGCTTGGCTTGAGAAAGCATCTCCACCACGTTGTTTCTTTGATTTGAATGAACGACGTAGACCATATAGGATGGCTGGGCCAAGTACGCTACCGACCTCAATAGCACCTCCTTTTTTATTATTTTTATTGGAGCGACGTCTTTTACCACCTTCCATTGGAACATCTAGAATTTGATTATCCATAACTTGTTCACCAGCGGATTGCATTTTATTGTTAATATATAGCGATAAAATAAATTTATTTTTTCTTAAAATGCAGGACAAGTGAAAACGCAATCATCATAAAGAATAGATTGATACTGAAAAAGATGAGAATATATGGAGCCATATACCAAAGTGCGCCTTTCAAAATAGGTCGTAAGACTTCGGTTTGAAATTCCGTCTTCTTGAGTTCTTTTAAAATAAGGTTCAATACCAATGTTAAAACTTTCGATTGAGTATCTCCAGACATATGCGCGTTATTATTTAACAGAGAAATCCCTTTCTTCTTTATAAACTTAGAGATGGAACTTGCAACTCCCAAAAAAAGATGCAATCATTATTACATTCGTATTAGCGAAGAAAAAAAAGCGATTCATTTCGCATTTTTTAAAGTGCAATTGCTACACGTATATCCACTTGCCCATCAACAAGGCTATGCTTTAATGCTTAAAATACCGGAAACCGAATACAATTATCAACGACTCAAAGATTTAGAAAATGCCATTGTTGAACAAATCGCTGAAAAAAACAAAGAATGGTTTAAAAACGATTTATCCCGTGAAACCATTGAACAACTCTTTAAATCCTCTATGAATCATCAGGAATTTTTGGTTTATTATTCCGCTCTTCGCCCACCGACCTCTTCCAATATTCCATTTTTTGAAGAATGGATTCAAGAAAAGAAATATGCAATGCCCCTTCCTATTAAATGCAAAGTGGTTTGTGACGGTGCTTTCATTTACCCGAAGAAATTTCATTTAAGATGGATTTTAACGGATTTACAAGAATATGATGAAAATGTTTATGATGACGCTGGATTTGATTATGAACATCGTGTTGAAATTGAAGCCTATTGGAAGATTCAATTAAAATTGGTGGAACAATCCATTGAAAAACAAATTTGTAAATATGAAAAGATGAAACGAGAACTCAATGAAAATTTTGATCATATTCAGGAAACCGCTTCTTTAAAATTATGGGAATCAAAAATCGAACAATTTAAACAGCAACTTTCAATGGTTCGTAAAGATGAACTATCCTTGGACTAAAATACGTTTCTCAAAAATATTTTATCTATTTTAGTTATAGTAATAAAGGTCAGATGAACTCTAATAAATTCATGGTTCCACTAGCGATTTTACTTGTTGCCGTCCTTCTAGGATTCTTATTTGTTAGCTACAATCAATCCGCCAAAAAGGTCAATGCCGAAAAATTCGGTGCCTATGATATTTCCGATGGTGTTCCCACCCTTGCTAAAGTAAACAGTGTTGCGGAAAATGCTAAACCTACTCCTGATTCAGCAAGTGGTGCCTTCCCAGGTCTAGGTGGTTCCGATCCTCAAGGCAATGAAGTCTTTAACCCAGTGACCGGTGCCACGGGTGCTTCTGTTGCTACTCCAGCCGCCGCTTGCTTCCCTCGCGATCGTTTAACCGCTGAAGACCTACTCCCTAAAGACGCTGCGAACAGCAAATGGGCACAAATGAACCCGATGGGTCAAGGTGATGTTCGTGACCAAAACTTCTTAACCGCTGGTTACCACATTGGCATTAACACTCAAGGCCAATCTCTACGCAATCCCAACTATCAACTACGCAGCGAACCCGCCAATCCCCAAATGCCTGTTTCCCCCTGGAACATTGCTACCATTGAACCTGATATTAACCGTAAACCCCTTGAAATTGGCGGTGACTATTAAATCGGTAACTGTTTTACATATTCATAAGCTGGATAAAGCGAATGTATCTTTTTTGTTTCCGTATCTGAAATACGATCATAAAGTATATATTGACGACCTTTATAAATTAAGGTGAAACGACCCGCTGTTCGTTTCCACCATAGTTCTCCTTTTGAACCCATACCAATCGTTTCTTTGATAGGAACCGGTTCTTGAATTTTCTTAAAGATTTCGGCAATGATGGCATCTGTGTCATGAAGGTCTCGATTTTCGTATTGTTCATTTTTAACTCGACATTTTGATAATGAAGAACGGAAATATCCAACAAATGATAAACGATATCCGTCTGTATTGATATGCATTGGACTATTGCAATGATATTGATGAACATCCATCGCTAAATAATCCCCTGTATTAAGCTGAATTCCTAGCTGATACTTCGGAAACAACACATATCCTCCTTCTAAGTCTTTGGAACATACCACTAAGTTACCGAACCCATCTTTAAAATCTCCTTTATCTATGTGAAGTGCTGTACGAAAATTATAATTCACAGTAAGTGTACTAAATGCTGTATCTTGAATATAAAAACCTGAATTTGAAGCAGTAGCATATTGACGTTGGTAAGCGTCTGGACATAAAGATTGAAAACACGTATTCATTGCTTGAACAAACGGTAATCCTTGCTGATAATGATCAAAATAGTCTTTGGAATATTTCGTTAGACGACATGGTAGTTTTCCGTTGGTGCTATCAAAATAACCTAAAATAATGCTATGAACAGAAGCACTCTTTTCAAATTTATGATGGATAACGTTACGATGAATCGTGCCAGCCGCCATTCCGCGATTGGTTGAATCGTGTTTTTTTGCAATCGGTAAAAAGTGTTGTATGGCAAGTTGACAGATGTCTGATGAAATCGCATTTCGTTTTAAGTAGGCAATTAATTTATTTGTGTGACGATCATAGATTCGTGTTTCTGGAATCGAAGCATTTTTTATTAGTGTCCATTCGGGTGAAAAATCTAAAAATTGTCCTTGGTGTTTTTCAAGAATGTGATCTGGTATGATTTCTGTCAAATAAATTTCCATTCTATCTAGGAAGATTTAAATTAATGTTTTTCAATCGTAAATTTAAAGGGACCAATTTTAAGAATCTTGGGTGGTTTTACAGGGTCTAGATGACATACATATAGGTCTTGATATTTCGTATATTTTTTATGATAATGTCTCTCAAACTCTTCAACCACTGGAAGATATCTTTCTACATTTTTTGCATTAAGTCCATATACAAGATAACACGCTTCTTTATGCTGTCCATTTAGATGATGACACGCTTCATAAGCATCTCTCACAAGTTCCAGCTTCGTTTCAGGGACATTTGAATGAAGTTCAAAGACACGATTGTTTGTACTATCACAAAGGAGTGCTTTACGAGATACATTTTTTGAAATACGTGAAGGAACAGATACGCGCGCCAACATTTTACTTAAAACAAACGGGTATAAAACCAACGATGTTAAAACAAACACACACGTCGCTCTATCTTAGAGAGTCCGCGTAAATCATTTTTTATTTGATATATCAAACGCAAACGCATATGATTTAAAGGTTTCTAAACGATTTCATATAATGATCTCAAAAAGCAGTGATTTATTGTTAAATTCACTGACTCAATTTTATGATAAACATCCTTCTTATCGCAAAATACTCGCAAATATGATTGAAGGAAAACACGCTATTTCGTTACGAGTCGTAGATTGGTTTATAACCCATTATGCGAAATATAAAAATATTGTTTATTGGAATGATGATGCCGAAGGGACCTATCTCGAAAATGTAACAACAATGAAGCCTTCTTTACGTAAATTTCATCTTTATTTAGATTATCGGGCTCAATTAAAGTCCTATACAAAACTCTACTTTGATCCTTTTCGTCGTCATGACCGAATATCGTTTATCATTGAAAATAAACCACTCACTGTGATTGAAACCACCATTGGCCAATTAAATTTCTTCCGTTGGATTTTTCAAAACCATATTCTGGATTATCTTTTAAAACATCAAGTTGAAATTGAAAAATCAATGAATCAATTTCAAAATAAAAAGAAATCGGGTGGAGAAACATCCTCAACGAAACAGATAGCAGACACGATTCCAAAACAACCACGTGGACAATCTAAACCGCTTACCAATACATTTATTCAATCTCAGTGTTACCTTCGTTTTGATTAAATTGGTGGAAAATGGCTTTCGTTTTTATATGAAGTTGATCGATTCCTTGATCATTGAGGATGGTGGTTGTACCATAGAGAGAATCAATATGGTTTTCAAATGTGTGTTGTACGGGATGATTTGGACGTTCTACTTTAATCACAATTCCTCCTCTTTGTTCAATTTCTTTAATATCATGAGGATAACGAATATCTGGAATAATGATATAAGATGAATATTTGCCTTGATCGTAAGCTTGAAATAATTTTTTAGTAAAAAAATCATGTCCCATATAGGACATCATATAATTCGTTAAAGATTGAATGGTTTCGCGGGGTGTTTTATCCCATCGTGAATCTACAACTTCTTTAGAAGAAGACTCTACCTGGTCCATGGTATAATCATAAAGACAACACGCAGCTTTTTTTAGAGAATAAGAAAGACGAACGATTTGATAGTCTGGATATTGACTACATATAAATTCAGCAATCGTATCTTTACCTGCACGAGAACGGCCTAATAGACCAATAATTTTTGGAAGCATATGTTATTTATGTGTTTAATATGAATAAATTTTTAAGTGCTAATAAATTAGAGCAGTTCAATGTTGTTCGTTGCTCGTCGTATGGTTGGTTTATCGTCTGGTTTTTCAAAAACGATGTTTTACCCGAAATCTTATTCTGCTGCTTCATTAAGAAGGATGAAGGGGAAAAATCGAAACAATCGTCATAAATATTTTTCAGATTATGACGATGGGGATTTTGCATTAGAGGGTCGCTCACCTGCTTCTTCTTCTTATTCCTCTTCTTTAATGGATGATTATCACGAAATGCAATTAAAACCGGTCCAATTAAAACCTCGCAATGACAAACAGAAACAGTATTTAGAGGTATTGGATAATCCAAGTAAAAGTATTGTTATTGCTGTAGGTCCAGCAGGTACAGGTAAAACCATGATGCCGTGTCATATTGGGATTCGTAAATTACAAAATAATGAAATTAATAAACTGATTATCACACGACCTGCTGTAAGTGTCGAAGAACAACACGGATTTTTACCAGGTAGTCTAGAAGAAAAAATGGAACCTTGGCTACGACCTGTATTAGATGTCTTCTATCAATACTATTCGCCACAGAAAATTCAAAAAATGATTCAACAACAAGTGATTGAAATTTCTCCATTGGCTTATATGCGCGGTCGTACATTTGAACATTCTTGGATCATTGCGGATGAATCGCAAAATATGACTCCCAACCAAATGTTGATGCTTTTGACACGTATTGGTAATCAAAGTAAAATGATCATTACTGGTGATCCTCGCCAACATGATCGTGGCTTTGAATACAATGGTTTAACAGACTTCCTTGAAAGACTCGCACAAAAAGAAATTTCAGAAATTGAAGTCATTGAATTTTCCCATAAAGATGTTGAACGCCATACTGTGATTCCTAAGATTTTAGCGATGTATCAATAGTTTCATTGTATCCTATAAAAAGAATGTTATTGTTTTATGAAATGTTTGTTTTTAGGTGTATTTAGACAGTATCTTCAAGTTTTTCTTCTTCATCGGTTTCCATACCGACCACTTCAGGTTTAATGACAGTAGCATCTTCCTTTTCGACATTTTCAATACGGAAAGGCATCATATTGTTAAGTTGAGATAAAGCTTCTTCATTCCAAGTAATTTTTACAGGAACCAATTGCTCAAACACTTGTTTCGCATATTCTTGTTCGCGTTTTACAATGGATTCAATATCTTTGTAAATGCGTTGAACTTTCGCACGGCGCGCTTGTTCTAAAATTTGACGGCGAGCATCTATTTTTTGAACAACACTGGATACTTTAGATGAGGTTTGTGAGGCGCATTTTTGAGAACTGGAGCTATTAAACACCTTCACAGCTGACATACTTCCTATAATTAACTAGATATTAAAAAAATGTCTTTAACTACATATAATAGACGCATAATGAAGCCCTATACCATTCAATACAATGAACCTTTAGGAAAAGGATCCAGTGGAACCGTTTATAAAGGTTATTGGAATCACCAACCAACGATTCCGATTGCTGTAAAACAACTGCCTCTTTCAAAGCGTTCCCTTAATGAAATATCGATCTTAAAATCGTTACAAAACCACGCTTCGCCTCAAGGACCCATTCCACAAATTTATCACATTGAAAAAACAGAAAACAGTTATGAATTGATTATGGAATATCTTTCAGGCGGATGTCTCACAAAATGGATTGAACAAAATCGTATTTTAAGTGAAAAGAAACTCCTTCATATTTTACGCGACATTAATGATACACTCTATCTATGTCATCAAAAACAAATCCTCTATGGAGACTTAAAACCGAATAATTTAATAGCCACACAAAATTTATTAGAATCGTGTCGGGACGATTATACATTGGTTAAAACGATTGACTATGGTATGTCTAAGAAGCATCCTCCACAATTTTTTACAGCTCGTTTTGGTACACCAACCTTTATGGCTCCAGAAGTATATGATGAAAAATTTAGTTACCCAGCAGACATATGGGCTTTAGGTATATGTATGTATCTATTAATCACTGGAAAATATCCATTTATTCTTATGAGAAATAGTGTCAATCCTCTTCAAGATTATCAACAAATGGTCCAATATCAAGAACCAACATTTAATGAACCTCGTTGGAATGTTTATTCAAATGATTTACGATTATTGGTTCAAGCAATGTTAAATAAAAAAATGTTAGAACGTCCTACATCTAAAGATATTTTAAATCATCCCTTGCTATTGCCGTTTCGTACTTAGAACAAGATAGGATTTAAATGATTCCCTCTTATAATAATATAAGGGGGATGATGCTTCCAAAGAGGACATTTTTAGTAAAAGATACAACACCCAAATCGATTTTTCGTATTGCGAGATTCGTTGGAGAATTTCAGCTTAGAAATCAATTCCAAAAAGATAAGAAATTAGTAGGAGAATGGATTCGCGATGAAATGGTTGATCTTGGTCCAGCTTTTATTAAAATCGGTCAATTTATGTCTACACGTATTGATGTTTTCGGCAAAGATATTACGACACGTCTAGCAGAACTTCAAGATCAAATCTATCCTATGCCTTTTGAACAATTAGAACCTCTTTTAAATGAAGAATATCAAGGAGATTATACACAGATCTTTTCATCGATTGATCCAATGCCTATGGCATCTGCATCCATTGGTCAAGTCCATCGTGGTATTTTAAAACGATCCAACCAAGAGATTGTTTTAAAAATTCAAAAACCTGGCATTGAAAACCAAATTAAAGAAGATTTAAAAACATTGATTTCTATCAATCAGTTGTTTTCAAAACTTGGCTTTCAACAAGCAAAGGATTTTGAAGCGATTTTGAATCAATATGAGTTTTTCTTATCTGGAGAACTCAATTATATGAATGAAGCCAAACATATGGCTTATTTTCGTCGTAAATTGATTGAACAACGTGTCTATATTCCTAAACCGTTATCTCAATCCACACAACGAGTTTTGGTGATGGAATATGTTGAATCTATTAAAATCAATGATTTAGATGAAATTCAACGACGAAATATTGATCGTAAAGAATTGGCACGAGATTTAGTCACATTATTTCTTTATCAAATTATCAATCTTGGTCATGTTCATTGCGATCCTCATCCTGGTAATCTCGGGATTGGAAAAAATGGAGAAATTGTCCTTTATGATTTTGGAAATGTCGTATTGTTATCAAAAGAATTTCGTGAAAAAGTTAATAGTCTCGTATTTTCTATTTACCAAAAAGATATTGATGAATTTTTAGAACTATTGATTCAATTGAATATTCTCCAATTGGAAGATAACTTTGATATTCTTGAACTCAAAGCATTTTTTAATTACTTCTTTGATTACTTGGAAACATTGAATTTTGATCAACTTAAGACAGCGATTCTTAATAAAGATGTCTTCGTGAATAATACAGTGAAGATTAAGATTGATCCAAATTTTTTGTCCTTGTTCCGTCTATTCTCATTGATTGATGGAACATGTTCTTTACTCGATCCAGAATTTAATTATATTACAACATTGGCACCTTTCTCAGATAATCTTTTTATGGATCCTGGTTTCATTGATTATCGTATGAAAAAAGATTTACAAAAATTAACCTCTTATCCAAAATTATTAAAGAGTACGGATCAGAACATTCTTCGGGTCAATCGTCGCTTTATTAAGATGAACGACCAATTTAATAAATTTAAGTTCTTATTTGTATCGATCGCAGTTATGAATGAGATTGAAGATCCTGTAAAATTAGGGCTTTTAGTTCCAATGTTGCTCCTTTTCTTTTGGCGGGACGAGAAATAGTGTTAGCTATTTAGAGGATCGAGAAATAACAACGTTATAATTTTTGAAGAATCATTTGTAAATCTCTTAAACATTCACGTACCGTATATCGTTTAAATATGTTGGGTTGTATCATATGTTTGATCATTGTAAAATAGAGTTGTGAAATTTCAGATTTGTTGACTTCGATGTAAGGATATATATGTAATAACATTAATCCCAATCCATAAACATCGACTTTATTAACTTGTTCTGTAAATATTTCTTGGATTTGGTCTTTTGTTTTTCCCTTTAATGTCTTAAATAAATCTGCTATCTCTTTTTTATAAGTATCGTAATCATAAAATATACGATACAAATCAATATTACGAATATTTACATCTGTAATAACAAAATGTAGCATATACCATTCGTGGTCTGCAAATAAACTCGCTTGTTCTATTTTTTTATCAATATAATAATATCTTGAAAAATAACGATATTCAGGTGGATGAAATACATAATCCGTATGTAAATAAAGAGCATTCTTTTCAATATCAAAAAGATCTTTTGATTTCATTGAAATTCCAAAATCAATCCATTTAAGTACATTACCTTTGGTAACCATTACGTTATTGATCTTAATATCTTGATGAATCATATGATGGTCATGTAAAAGATATAGTCCTTGAACCAGATGATAAAGCATTGGAATCCAATCTTTCATAGGTATCTTTTTCTTTTGTTTGAGGACATAATCGGCTAATGTATGCGGTTCGTAAGGAATATAGAGTACGTGAATCTTTTGTCCTTTTTTAATTAAATGACATTTTGTGGAAGTACGAACAGGTATATTTTCACACGCTTGAACAGGATAAATGACATACTCTTGAAGTGGATCCATTTTAAATAATGCTTTTGCGTTTTTCCATTCGGTTAAACTATCTTGGGGTAAAATCATTTTACCAACGTAATCGGTTGTTGCTTGTTTATTCTTTGAAGAATTGATTTTAATTTGTTCAATCAGACGATGACATAAAGGACTTGGATGATAAACGCAACTATAAGATCCCTCATATAGAAATTTACCACTTTTAAACTTAGAATGATCTTTTTTTGTCATTTAACCTTAACATATATAAGCATAAAAAATGAAGATGTATATAAAAGATTTACACAATGGATTCAGATACTTCATCGAAACAAATGGATATGGATATAGATATGAAAGATGATAAACCTTCACGTAAAAGAAAACTTTGTGAGCTTATTCAATCAATGAATGGAAGTCGCAAACGCAAATGTAGAGAACAAATGACTACTCCAACCCCTTAACAAATTTTAATAAAGCTTCACACGCTTGATCACTACGAGTCACAAGTTTATAATAAAACATTCTTTCGATTTCAGGAATTTTTATTTTATTTTGAATCGAAATTCCTTCCCGAATATACGTTTGAACATCTTTATAAAATGGTTCCATTGAATCAAACCTTTTATGTAAGCCTAACTCTTCCAGCTTTACATATATATTTTTAATTTCATCAATCCTTTCCTTTAATGTTTTAAGAGGTGGACCCATTTAAAAAATTGATGCTTTTATTATTTTAGGAGTATCCCTTTCTTTTTAAATCTATACGATGAATCGTATGAACAATCTCCACAATAAAACACAAGAAGTCCAAGAAACAGAACTACCTTATAATCCGAATAATTGTTTGATTCAAGCAGAAGATATTCGTAAGCTATTTGATGAACATGGCCTAGAAGGAATGCCGATGCATAATATCAATCTCTATCGCAATGCATTTGTCCATCGTTCTTATTGTACGATGAAAAATGATGACTTTGAATCTGGAAATGAACGATGCCCGTCCGATTGTCTGCCTCTTCAAGAAATGTCCTATGAACGACTTGAATTTATTGGAGATTCTATACTTGGAATGGTATGTGCGACTTACCTTTATGAACGTTATCCAGATCAAGCAGAAGGCTTTCTTTCAAAGCTAAGAACGAAACTTGTAAATGGTAAAATGCTTGGCTATCTCAGTGACAAGATTGGCTTTCCGAAATATGTTCTTATTTCCAAACAAGTAGAAGAAGTACACGGTCGTTCTAACTATAAAATTATGGAAGATGTATTTGAAGCATTTATTGGTGCCATTTATATGGATTATAATACTGCTGATTATAGTGTATCTTTTCCAGATATAAAACCCGTCGATTTCTTTCCATTGTCAGGAATGGGCTATCACGTGGCTGAAAAATGGATTCTTTCCATTCTTGAAAAATACTTGGACTTTGCAGAGCTCATCCAAACACGTACCAATTATAAAGATATGTTGGTTCAATATATGCAACATACCTTCCAAGATGCGCCTCGCTTCTTTGAAATCAGCATTGAAGTCCAACAAAATCAAAAAGTCTTTACCTATTGTGTAAAAGATAAAGCAGGACTCACACTCGGAACAGCAAAAGGTCACTCTAAGAAAGAAGCTGAAAATCTATGTGCCAAAGAAGCATTGCTTTACTATGGACAATCCATTGCAAATTAGATATAAGAATGGATTTAAAAATAGCTATGGAAAAAGAGATAAGATGAATATTTTAGGCATTTTAAGCAAAGGGGATGATTTTGGAGATCGTTCTACAAAAGTTACGATTCCTGGTGCTAATTTAGCTCCACCAACAGAATCGATTCAGGAGAGTGATTCAAAAGTCGATCAACCACCTTCTTTTCAACTTCAAGTAAATCCTGCTTTTGCCCAACGTACAAAAATTCCTGTAGTGATTGAATCTGAAGATGAAGAGCCTGTTCAAAAGAAAATACGCGTGCTTTTTTGTGGAACTTATCCTGTCGGTCAGTCCAATGGATACAGTCGTGTTGTTTATTATATTGCAAAACATCTTGGAGCTGTTAAAGATATTGATCTTACCATTTATGGTTTTCAAAATTTCCGTCAAGCAACCACCCATACACGAACGGATATTCCTCCTTCTGTAAAACTCCATGATGCATATGCAACGGAAGAACCTAAGCGCAATGGTTTTGGCGAACAAGAAATCGCTGATTATCTTCGTAAAAACCCTCAGGACATTGTGGTCATTTTTAATGATTCAGTGGTAACAACCATGCTTGTGAAAGATATCATTGAAAAACTCTCGGAACAAGAACGTAAGAAATTTAAATTAGTCAGCTATATGGATCAAGTATATCCTTATCAACGCAAAGAATACATTGAAACTCTTAACAAATATTTTGATGCCATCGTTGCTTTTACACCTTATTGGAGAGAAGTAGCCTATCGTATTGGTGTTCGTAAAGATATGCCCATTTATTTCTTTCCACACGGTTTTGATTCCAAATTATATTTCCCCATCTCTCGAAAAGTGGCACGATTGTTTTATCAATTACCCGAAGATGATTTTATCATTTTAAATCTTAACCGAAATCAACCCCGTAAGCGTTGGGATCATACGATTATGGCCTATGCAGATGTGGTTCAAAGACATCTAGAATTAAAAAAGAAATCCACAAAACCGATTCGTGGATTAAAACTGATGATTGGTACAGCCATTCAAGGATTCTGGGATTTATTAGAATTATTTGAAATTGAAATGAAAAAACGTGGATATACATTAGACGAAGCTCGAGATTATTTAACAACTATTGCGAAACCTCAGCAAATGTCCGATCGCGACATTAATATTATGTACAATGCTTGCGATATTGGAGTAAATACGTGTGAAGGAGAGGGTTTTGGTCTGTGTCAATTTGAACATTTAGCCGTGGGATGTCCTCAAGTTACTGCAAATATTGGAGGATTCCGTGAGTTTTTACATAATGAAAACTCCACTGTATTAGAACCCAAATGGTTTTATTATGTGGATAAACTACGAGATGGTATTGGAGGTTATGCAGAAGTATCCGATCCTAAAGATGTAGCCGATGCGATTTGGAAATATTATCAAAATCCAAAATTAGTGATGAAACATGGATTACGAGGTCGTCAAGAAGTCTTACAGCATTATTCTTGGGAGACAGTTGTTTCGATCTTTGATAAAGTCCTTCATAAGATTTACAATGCTTCAATCAACACACCTGCATCCTTATAAGCTTGATAATCATAAAATTTGGCATCACCATCTATTTGAACCACTTTACGATTATCTTTTAAGTAGACCTTTCCTTTTATTTTACGACTTCTCTCCCGAATTCCAAAGGAAGAAACTTTTTGGTCCTCTTTAAGATTGGGAATATAACTAAAAGACTCTGCTGGTTGATTGATGGGATAAGCGAAACACGAATATTGGTTTTGAAGTGGTTTATTATTGGTCGCATTAAAGACACAGTCTATTGCATTGGATTGAACCAAACGTAAGAACTGTTGAATGATACGATCTTTCTTAAGTGCTAATTCACGTACATTTTCATCCGTCGTTAATCCATTATCTTTAAATTGAATGGTTTTATTGGCTTTGGCTTGAGCTTTGGTAAAGGTTGTTAAGAACATCGTGACTTTAACATTTCTTTCTTCTTCGGGTAATTCTAAATGACTTCCTTTACGAACGGCACGACCAATGACTTGATTGATACGTACTTCATTCCAGAAAGGTTCCATTATATAAACGTGTCGTACATTGCGTAAATTGAGACCTTCTGCTCCAGATTGAGTAATCATGAGAAGAGATGCTAGATTTCCACGTAAATTTTCAGTTAAACCAGCTGCTTCTAATTGAGCTTGAACAGTGGGTGGTAAGACTTGACGATCTGCATTGAACAAACCAATTAAGAGATCGGTTTTATTCTTATCACCAAAGAGTAAATAACGCTTACCGTTATATTCTGGTTTTAATACTTCATCTGCATTTACAATTTCCCAATCACCACCTGCCTTTGATTTAAAATCAATTTCTTTCCAACCGGCTTGATCCAATACCATACGGAAAATACGCAAACCTTCTACCGTGCGGAATTGGGAATACAACAATGCCTTTTCAGTCTTAGCAGATAAAAGTTCGATCAATTTCGCCATCTTTGGACTGGATTCATAAAGACCTTTTCCTTGAAGATAAGTAGCTGCTTGTGCTTTTAGGGTATCCAAAGCCGCTTGAAGTTCTTTATCATATTCTTTCATCACTTGGACGCCTTCTTTTTCCTTTTCTTCTTTCGATTGAGCTTCGTCTTCTTCTTGAATGTCCATTTCTCGTTTTAAGAAACGTGCGTGAATTTCAGATGGGAAAGGTCGTTTAATCTTTTCAGGGAAGACATAATTACACGCCATACGACTAAAGGCGCGATAAGAAGAATTGGTTTTAAACATATCGACGCCTTCTTTTCTTCCCGCTTGTCGTTTCTTTTGTAATTCATCTTTCTTAATTTCTGTATTACGTACTTCTACATAATGGGTAAATTGGGAATTGGACATAGGTACTTTTTCATATTCTATAGGGAATTGCTTGGGGAAAAGTCCTTCATCTGCAATACGTACATAACTAACAACACCAGAAATACGTTTGAGGAAAAGTTCATAGACATCCTTTTTAATTTTAGGGTTTTCAGGATCGGTTGTATCAAAGAAGAGTTCAAAGAAATCTTCACGACGGTCTGGTAAAGCATTATATTCTTCTACTTTTACACGTGTGCTGAGTTTAAAACTTTTCTTTAACTTCGATACAAGACGATCCATCCACGCTTTTGGATCATAGATTTTAGGTCCTTGGACGACTTCAATGGAAGAAGGATCTTTACGCATAAATCCCGATGGTAGCAATGTGATTTTAATCTGTTGCTGGCCTTCATCCAATCTTAAATCATCAATAAAAGGTATTAACTTTTCTTTTGCGAGTACATCTTCCAATTCTTTTTGAGAAGGTAAAGGTGTATCTTTTAACATCGATAAGCTATATTCCACAATCGGTCCACGTAATAAATTTAAGGTATAGCACAGTTCAAATGGATGATTGATCACAGGTGTTCCTGATAAAAGCACAAGTTTTAGATTGGGTTTAGAAATAAGGATATTATACATACGGCGCGCAATTTTACCTCCATTTACCACACGACTGATAAAGGTATGTACTTCATCAATCACAACAATGGTATCATCAAAGATATCTTTGTTAAAATCATCTTTCTTTTCAAGTTCATCCATTTTTTTGTTCGTTAGACCATTGTAATGTAAAAAGAGATATCGTTGATCCACAATATGTTCATAGACCTTTTGAACAGCTTGTTTTTGTTCTTCGGGTAATGTACGAACTAAGGTCGCTGCCTTAACAATACGGTCTTTGGGTAATTCTTTTGGAACCATCGGTAGCCATAAAAGTCCTTTTTGTTTTTCAATAAAGTCTTTGGTAATACCCATCATCTTTTTAAGAGATTGGACGTGTTCTTGGTCTGTTGATAACTGAAGTTGCACTTGTGTCCATTTCTTTCGTAATAAACCTCCCGTTAGAGAACATTTTTTTAATTCTTTACGATAATTGTTTTCCAAAGACGCTGGAGTGAGTACAATGACTTTCTTTTTATGAGAAATAAAGCTTTCTGTAGATAAAATGGAGCTACATGATTTACCTGTACCTAATGCGTGATAAAGGAGAAGACCACGATAAGGACTCTCATAGTGTAAAAAGTCACGAACCAATTTTTGAGAAGGATCAGGATCAAATCCTTTTTCTTTGGCTTCACGAGGATATTTTGAAGGATGGAATTCACGATAGACCCATTTATTAAAATAAATACGGTTCGGTAAAATCCATTCTTTGGGATGAACCGGTTCCATATCGGTAGAAACTCTATATATCCTCAAGAAAGTTTTAGCCACTTAAGGAAAGCAATGCTTTTTAGTATAACTTTTTAAGATGCTTCAAGGACTTCAAAATATGGGCAATACGTGTAGCATTAATACAATGATTCAATGTTTAGGTCACTGTGATGCGTTTCGTAAGTTTTTATTGGAAGAAACCCAATTGTTTCGTAAAAAGGATAATTATCAATTTTCAATGGGGGATGAATTACGTATGATTTGTAAGCAACTCTGGGTCGATCGAGATAGTTTAATGCCTTCACGATTTTTATCCGCTTTACAAGAAACCTTAGGGAAAGACTTTCATATTGGACGCGAACAAATGGATCTTACAGAAGTCTGGATGATTCTTATTCAAAATTTATTAGAAGAATCTCATCAAGTTCGGTTTCAATCAACTTACCTGCGAGCGTGTAGCTATGATCATCCCATGCTGGATTATATTCACAAAGAAACAGTGACTCAATGGACCAAACACAGTCAAAAGACGAATTCTCCACTCTTAGATTTAATTCAAGGTGTCCAGGTTCAACAAATGGAATGTAAAACATGTGGAAAACTCTATCATAATATTGAACCCTTTCAGTGTACGTATTTTGAGTTGCCTAAAAAAGAAAACGTGGCATTGGAAGAATGTTTGGTGAAATGGTTAGAGAAAGATACTGTAGAAGATTGGAAATGTGACAAATGTAAAAGTGCAACAAATGAAAAAGTACTTCGTGTTTGGAGACTGCCAAAAGTTTGGATGATTGTTTTAAAGCGTTTTAACGGATTAAAGAAACTGCATACACCGATCCATATTCCTCAAGAACTTCGTCTTCCAATCGGTTTTGAAATGGCGGAGTCTTCTGCATGTAGCTATCAACTTAAAGCGATTGGCAATCATTACGGATCTTTATATGGAGGGCATTATAATGCGATTTGTAAAAATGAATTAGGAGAACATCCTTGGTGTTTATATGATGATTTATCCATTATGGGTATTAAGGATATTTTATCGATCTTACAAAATAATCGAGATGCTTATGTTTTATTCTACGAGCGGTGTTGATTCTGGTTCAACAATAGGTGCTGGTTCTGGTTCAACAATAGGTGCTGGTTCTGGTTCAACAATTGGTTCTGGCTCAGGTTCTGGTTCAGGAGGACGTGTATCCACATAAGTTATCGCATATTCATTTAGTTCGTTTTTTGTTACATGAAGCGTATAATAAGGCATAATTTCAAAAGGTATAATGACATATTGATAGAGTTGAGAATCATTATATTGAATGGCTTTTTCTACATAAGATGGTGTTGGTTGTTCAGGAAATTTATTTTTTATTAGTTCCCAACGATTTATGATTTCTTGGGGTAATTGTTGAGAAAGTTGAACAATATGATGGGTTCGTGTATCAACAAATGCATATACAGGCATCTTCTAATGGTAAATAAGATTAATAATAAGTAATAATAATCGCACCATTACCACCGTTTCCACCATATCCTGCAGTAACACTTGCTCCATAACCTGAATAACCTGTATTTGGGTATTGTTGTTTGGCAGAACCACCACCTGCACCTCCTCCTCCTGGCCATCCTCCACCTCTTCCAGAATTACCCGATGCAAAACCATAACCTGCTGATAAATTTGCAGCAAATGCATAACCGCCTCCGCCCCCTGTTCCTCCTCCATAAGTATCAGCAATCGTATATGCTGGCTGACTCATAATTCTTAATGTTCCATCCCCATTTGCCTTATCAGCTATACCATTTATAGTTGTTCCTGATAGATAAGCGTAAGGAATACAACTTGACCCACTGTTTCCGCCACTATGATTGATAAGAGGATTCGGTGCAAGTGGTGCTAAACCACCTCCACCCCCACCCCCACTTGCTGCAAATCCGGGAGCTGTTAAATCCGTGCCAGATACTCCTGAATAGCTTGATGTAATATCTCCACCACGACCACCATCACCACCTGATTGAGACGTATTAAATGTACCCAATGTAGTACCTCCTGTACCAGCGACACCTGCTGTATTGGTAATTCCTACTTTACCACCTGTGCCGCCATTGGCATACCAAGTGGCAGTTAAACTTCCATTACCAGTCGTCATACTTAAAGACAGTGTTGTAGCGGTACCATTTTGTCCATCGGTTGCAGCCCGACCTACACCTGCTGTTGATGAAATTTTATTTGCATTAATAAGCGTAGTCGTTGCAATATATCCTCCCAAACCTCCAGCGCCACCATAACCCACATTTCCAATGAGCGTACTATTTTGAAGAATTTGATAAGGCATTAAGATTTCACCATAGGCACCACCCCCCGCACCACCGCCTCCTGGCATAGTAGTACCTACTCCAATATTAACTATCCCTTCATAATTCGCTCCACCACCGCCACCTCCTGCACCCCACATTTGAATACGAGCATAGGTATATTGAAGATTCATTGGAGGTGTAATGGTAAATGCACCTGGTGTATCGTATATGTTGCGTTGAAGGAGATAAATACCATTTGTATCCGATATGCTATGGATTTGAACATTACAAGTAGTCACTGTACTTGCTACGAAACTATTACTTGTAAAGTAAGCTTGAATATTTTCAGGATTACGGTCCGTGGTTGGACTTGAATAGACATCTAGAGCGATTTGTCCAGCACGTAAGCGAATGGTTTGTGTTTCATCGGTCGCATAAATCCATAATTGACCATCTGTACTATACATTGTTTTTGCAATACCTTCTCCGCCGACTGCTACAAATCTTGATAATTCCGATGACCAACAAATGGAGTGCCATTTACTATCACTAATTGTGGAGCTTGCTGTCCAAGTGATGCCATCTGTACTAGTCATCACTTGATTTGCTACATTCACATAGGAATAGGCAACAGCCATAAAGAGAGATAATTCAGCTGACCAAACAATAGAGAACCAATCATTATCTACAGCAGATGTACGACTCGTCCATGTAGTACCATTTGGACTTGTCATCACACGATCATTGGTTCCAGATGCTGCAACTGCTACAAAAAGGGACACTTCTGGAGACCAACATACCGATGTCCAAGTATTCGTGGGTGTCGTTTGAGTTGTCCAAGAAGTACCATTTGAACTGGTCATCACACGATTATCTGCGCCTGCATAAGCAACCGCCACAAAGAGGGATAGTTCAGGTGACCAACAAATCGATTTCCAAATATTGGATACAGGCGCATCCGCAAATGTCCAAGTTGTACCATTGCTACTCGTCATAATTCTTCCCCAAGATACAGCCACAAAGAGTGATAATGAAGAAGACCAAGCAATCGAACTCCATAAATTATATTCGACTGCCACATTTGTCCAAGTAATACCATCTGGACTGGTCATTACATAAGAACTCCAACCCACCGCAACAAATAGGGATAATTCAGGCGACCAACATACGGATGTCCAATATTCAGTAGATATTGTTGGGATAGGATTCCACGTGATTCCGTCTGTACTTGTTCCAATGTAAGGATCCCATCCAACGGCAACAAATAATGATAATTCAGATGCCCATATGACAGATGTCCATATTGAAGATGAAAAGATATCACTTGCAGAAGCTCCTTTAAATAGGAGTAATTCGGATTGTTCTGTACCATAGCTATAGATACGATTTTCAATCACCGTATTGTTAATCGCATTATTAAGATTACCTAAGAAGATGCTTCCACCTCCAAATCTTCCATCGGATCGTATATCGAGTTTATGAATTTCTACCATTTGTTGAACTAAATTTGAGAGTCCAACAGGAATCGTAATTTGTGTATAATAAGTATCTAATTCATCGACCACCGTCCCTGTCATATTTAAAATTAAACTATGATAGTATCCATTTGAACCAATCACAATGTTGGATAATCCTGCTAAAAGCCCCTGTCCATCTGTATAAGAATCACTCGTCCATTCAATGATGCTTCCATTGGAAGTTAAAGCTGTATTACGAATTAAACCAGTCGGAGGGAAATATGCAATATTTGAAAAGCCTTCATTTAAGCTATTGAGAACGGTTTCATAACTTCCTGAAGTTACTAAAATATTACTCGATGTTAATTTTGTGCTAATATAGACATCATAGTTTGTACCCACATAGAACCCTCCTTCATTGGATGTATGTGATGTTACACGAACATCTCCTTGTACGTGTAAAGATTTGGTAGGATACGTCGTTCCAATACCGATTTGACCATCGACAATCAATGAATCTTTTGGAGCGAAGATTTGATTCGACGTACTCACATAACCGACCACCATTCCACCATTGACAATAGTATGGGATTGAGTCAAACGATTGGGATCATATTTTAATAATGCCATATTTTCAATATACGATAGATTGCTTGCTACGATATATTGAATACTGATGGGTGAAATCGTAGCATTATTGTTTCTTAAAAAGTCATAACGATAATAGATATTGGAAGAAGGAGTGGCTAAAGTAAATGCTTTTTCTTCATTCGCTGTCCATGTGATTGCATCTTGTTGGTCTAAGAGTACCCAATTTTTATAAACTATATTCGAACCGTAAAGATTCCATTTACTAGGACATTGTTCTAGATAGGGACTGCCTTTAATCGTATAACTTTTAACAACTTTATTCGTAGAAGGATATTCAATCATTATAGAGAGGGGAGGAGAAGCATCACTTGTATTGGTGAAATTCGAAGTAGATGTAAATACAGTAGTTCCATCTCGATTTATTAAATCTATGGGAGACGAAACAATATTTAATCTTGACTGTACACGCTGGTTTAACTTTAGAGGTATGCCACTGATATCATAAGGTGTATAAGAAACTTGATAAATGTAATTTGAAGGGGATACAGTTACACGATAAGTACCTATATGGTAAGAGGATTGGGAGGTTTGAATGGTTGTTGAATTTGGAGTTATTATATTAAAATTCGATGTATAACCGACAAAGATATTGTATAAATTAGAGTTGGCATTAAAATATATATTTGGAATTTGTACAATTGATGTATCCGCTGTTGTACCTATATTTACTTGTTCAATTACAAATGCATAGGATGAATAGGGTGCAGTTGTATAGACATTACTTGTAAAAGTATAGACAGATGTGCTAACAATTGCATTCGAAGCAACTTGGAGTTGTGTCCAAGGTCCTGCAGCATTACACGCTCCAAATAATCTCCATCCGCGAGGACTTGCGCGTGACGAATTACCACCTGCTGCAAATTGATAGGCTAATCCTCGTATGACATAATTATAAGGTACGAAACGTATAGGCATATCAATTTGAATCCATTCACCTTTGATCGTTTGAAAACTATTCGTACCTGTATAAGTTCCATCAGTATTATATCGAGTACTTGTTGAATCATCACTTGCCCATAATGTAGTTAAGTCATTATCAAATGCAGAATAATTATTTATACCACTTTGTGTTGTAGATGCTGTTACAATATAAGTACCACTTCCATACAATACACTTGAAGCAGAAATGTTTGTTGAATCACTTGTTAAATAGGCTGGAGGAAAACGCAAATTGCTACTAAAAGTAATATTTGAAGTGGTAACTGTGTAATTGGATGTAAATACTGGTAAGGTTGTTGAAATCGGTGGCCAAGTTAGAGAATAGGTATTCGTATGATAACTACCAAATAGATTTTTAGTGATATTACTGGTATGAAGATGTAACGATGCGTTTGGACGAGTAGTTCCAATACCAATGTTACATGCCAATTGTGTAAAATAGATGCCTTCATTTGTAAGTACCCATTGATTGAATGCTCCTCCACGAAGATCCGCATAATCAACCCCTAAAACACGAGATGCACGAAGTGTTCCTGAGATATCCACTTCATACGATGGCGATAATACACCCACACCCATATTTCCAAACAATATTGCATTCGTTTGTATGTCCATTTGTGTTCGTGGTTCATTGGTACCAATTCCAATATTACCTTCAGATGTAATCACAAAATTACTGGCTCCACTCGCTGTAATGACTTCAAAATCACCCGTGAGTCCAAGCGAATGGTTTCCAGCAGTTGTATTATTTAAAGTTGCTTTGCCTGTTTTTAAAATATGGGTTTTTGTTCCAATACGTATTCCATCATTTGTGATCGTTAATTCACGATTTGGATCTGTAATATCCACATTGCATGTAATATAGGCTTCTCCATAAAAATCGCTTGTATTTATAATACCAAATTGATATTTATTTTGATTTGCTTCAAATTCAAATTGAGCTGCACTATTTAAAGCCGTATTGCAATTTGTCACAAGGAAGGTAGATATGCTATTATTCGCAATGGTGTGAATCACATTTACTTCTTGGGTCGTATCGCCATTTGCATAAATACGAATTTTATCATTTGTTAAATTGGATTGTTCTACTTCAAAGAAATAACGATTTGGATTCATTACAAAGTTCGAACCAATATACAAAAGTCGTGTGGTGGAAATACGAAACTCATTGTATCCTGTACTAGGATTATTAATATAATCAAAAGCACCAATATTAATATCATCCACCGATAGTCCTGTAATAAATATATTTGATAAAACACCGCCTTCATTCACGTGGATACTATGGGCGACAATTTGATCCATATTACACAAATAAGACTTGGTAAAATCAATCACGCCTGTACTTGAAAATAGATTGTCTGTATGTAAATAATTAATATAGGCATTGCTTGTTATTTCTAAACGATAACGGTCATCAAATAGTTTATCTTGTTGAAATAAAAGCGCACCGTTTGAATTTATATTAAAACAAATGCGTTCATTACACGTATAGAATTGAAGATAGGACTTTGGTTCATTGGAGGATTGATAAAGACCTATTAACGAAGGAATTCTCGTATTGGCTGTATAAGGTTGATTGATTTGTAAAGAATGATTCAATACACTCGATGTTCCAATGCCAATATGTCCTTTTTTATCAATGATGGTTTGTTCATATTCATTACACGTTGTAAAGTTCATAAAGCCAGATAAATATACCGAACGCGCATCATCATATTGATAACTCAAACCTGCATCTGGATTTGGAATATTGCTGGTAAATCTTCCAGAGGATATACGACCTACAGCATCCACTGTAAAGATCGGTCGTGTTTCATTAATCGAAGCAATATAACTATCGATATGAATGGGATTATTGCAAGATGTATCTCCAAAGGTAGGATTCAATTGTTGAATGGATAAAGCATATTGATTCAAAGATTTATTAATAATGCGAATATTGGAAGAATTTAACAAATCAATGATACTCTGTTGTAAGGCAATGGTTCCATCATACGTAATTGTTCCTAGTAATGTTGGATTTTCAACAATCACTTCATTTGCATCTAGGAAGATCGATGACGAAAGAAACTGAATGGAGTTTTGTACATTAGAAAGTGCCCTAATTTCATGGATCAGTACATTTGAACTGGTTAAATCACCTCCATAGACATTACTATGAATATAGGTATTGCCTACAACTTCAAGAGCAGCCGTTGGTTGAAAAGTTCCAATCCCAATATTACCCATAGAGTTCATATTTCCATAGGAATCCAAATCTAAGAATAAGGTTCCATCTATATCATAAATACGCAAAGGATGTTCAGAAGTTGTACGAGATTGAATCCATATATTTGAACTGATTAAACTTTGTGATTGAAGTTGCTCTTGAACGGTTATATCTTTATATACAATGACATTGGATTGATATTGACTTGATTCAAATTGGATGATTTCATTGGATGTATATTGACTTAACAATACATTGGATTGATAGAGTTGAAAAGAATTAGGGAACGAGTTGGTTTGACCTAATTTAAAATTACGAAATTGAATATCATTTCGAAAATATTCGGTATTTAATTTTAATAGATTGGACGCATTCGTATAGATGGTTAATGCGACATCCGATACTTCGTACCGAGGGACTTTCCCAATGGATATAGACATAGATAACCTTAAGATATTCTAAGAAAAATGAATCTATTTAAATCGGTTTTCGTCATTGAAAGATTAATAAAAAGTTACAAGGATTCCTCCGTCCGCACCACTTCCACCATATCCTGCTTCATATCCTGTTGCATTGTCTATATAACCTTCATGAATCATACGCGCCGCACCTCCTCCCCCACCGCCGCCACCAGGCCATCCTCCTAATTTTCCACTATTTGTATAATCTATATATCCAGCTGCAATATTTGCTGATACAGAAAATCCCCCTCCACCTCCTGTGCCACCTCCATAAGTTTGAGTATAGCTATAACCATCTTCTGCTACTTCAATCAAATCGGTTGTCGTATATTTATCTCCATATGCGAAAATTGCTGTACCTGTTAAATAACTATAAGGAATACATCCAGCACCACTATTACCACCACTATAGTAAGCGATAGTTGTTGGTACACTTGTTGGAGAACCTCCGCCACCGCCACCTCCACTCGCTCCCAAACCAGTATTTGCTGCACCTGGATGTATGGTATCGACCACTTTAGCTGAACCACCTGTTAAATTTGTACCGTCTGCACCAGCACCCGAAGATCCACCCGCACCACCTGCCGTACCTGGTTTTGTTGAATTAAAATAAGTAGATACACTGATAGTACCTCCTGCACCGGCTGCGCCAGCAGTTGTCGTGTTTGTCGTTCCTCCTGCTCCACCTCCGCCCACAGTCCAAGTTGCTGTTAAAGAAGATGCGCCATTTGTGGTGAGTGTTAAAGACGTTGAAGTACCTGCTGTACCTGCTGTTGCTGCTTGTCCATTTGTACCACTTGAAGTTGTTGCGGTTCCGATGATTTCACTTGTATTAATATATCCACCCAATCCACCTGCTCCACCTGTTCCTATAGTTGCAGATAAGGTACTATATCCAGCAATGTCATAAGGAATAATCACATCACCATACGCACCACCACCTCCAGCTCCACCCCCTCCAAGCTGTGTGCCTGTACCTAAATTGGCGGTTTCTTGAATATTTGCTCCTGCACCACCTCCTCCTGCACCCCACATCTGAACACGTACATAAGAGTAATTTGTAGGTTGAGAAATCGTATAGCTTCCTGCACTACGATATTCGTTGTATTGTAAGATACGTGTGCCATTTAGATTCTTTAAGCTTGTTGTATAGGTGGCTGTATTGAATTGAGATTTACGATAGACTTCAAATTGAGTAGGTTTTAAACTAGCGATGGTGTTGATTTGATATCGATCAGACGTATTGGATGCATATACATCAAAATCGATTTGTTGAGCACTCAATCTTATACGATCCGGTCCAGAAGATGGAATGGTCGTATCATTACCTTTAAAGAATAGCAATTCTGATTTTGTTCCAGAATAGACACGATTTTCAATGACTGTATGATCATAAGAATCATCCCCATAAGTACCTCCTAGATAAATGGTTCCTCCAACATTTGCGTAAGTGGGGGTTCCAATCACTAAAATATCTTCATTTGAGAAATGACCGGTGATACGAACATCCTTCTGTACTTGAAGATCAGCAGTTGAGGAAGGAAGAGTCGTACCAATGCCAATTTGACCATCTACTAATATTGAATTGTTTGCTGTAAGAGTATTATTTGATAAACTAGGATAACCAATGGATAAACTTCCATAGAAAGATGCTTTGGATTGATGTTGCCAATTTGCGTGCTGACCATATACGATGGTTTGATTTTTACGATAATCAAAACCTATACGATTATTACCTTTATCGTTACTTGTAAATTGTAACGCAAGATCTTTTACAAGAGGTAAATCAATCTGAAGACGTGCGGCATTTACAGTAGATGTTCCTATACCCACATTGCCACCACCTTTATTATAATAAATATTACAGCCAATACGATCCCATTGAGTTGTATTCGCTTCCGCATTTAAAATATCTGCAAATTGAATACCTAATACACGTGAAGCACGTATCGTTCCAACAACATCCATATTACATGTAGGTGTTGTTGTACCAATGCCAAGATTTCCACTGATTGAAAGGACTGGAACTTGAATGTCCAATGGATATTGAGCATTGTCCGTTCCAACACCAATGTTTCCAATGGTGGAAATAGAGAATGCATTTGTGGAAGAAGGCGTTTGAATCAAAACATCTCCTTTTATATTTAAAGGATAAGTACCTGCTGTGGTATCTCCAAAGGTAACTTTTCCATCTCGTAATAAATGAGCACTATTACCGATACGAGGTCCAGTATTCGGAATACTTAATGAACGATTTGGGTTGGTTACATCCGTATTATTTCCTATGAATGCTTCTGTACCTAAGGATTTATAAATAGTACCGAGTGAAAAACGCTTTCCATTTGCTTCGACACGAAGACGCGCCGTTGCATTTTCAGCAACATTACAATTATTCATTCGTAAGGTTGAAATTGCATTATTTGCAATCGTATGAATAACATTGACAGAATCATTTGGACCTCCATTTGCATAAATTCTAAGATTATCATCGCTTAAAGGAATTTGTTCAACTTCAAAGAAATCATGGTTCCAATTCATCACCAAATTGGACCCATAAAACAGTAATCGATCTGTGGCTATACGAAATTCTTTATAATTATCAGGTTTTGCAATATATTCAAAGGCTTCAATATTAATTGTAGGTGTCGTTAAACCATAAATGGTGATATTTGAAAGACAACATCCATTGATATCCAAATAGTTTGTATTTATTTGTTGAAGATTGCTTAAATTTTGACCAGAACCATTGATATACGCATTTTCAGTAAATAAATGATCAATATGAAGGGTACGAATATAACCACGATCACTAATTTCTAACGAATATTCATCCCCATAGATTTGATGTGGTTGAAATAATAAGGTTCCGTTGGATGTTAAATGAAATTGAACGATTTGATTGGAATCATAACACACTAAAATAGGAACCGCATTTGAAGTGGTTTGATGAATACCAATTAATGAAGAAATCGGTTCATAATTATTTTCATAGGTTGTATAAGTATTTTGTATTTGTAAAGGATGTTGCGTTGGGCGACCACCTATTCCAATAAATCCTTCTTTCGAAATAATTGTTTGGTCGGGCGAATAAGGAGTGATCCATTGAATAAAATCACTTATATACGGTTCTAGATTGGAAGTAATATGATAATTCAAGCCATATTCTGGAAGTGTATCTTTTGTATTTAATTGACCGACGGTGATTCGTCCAAAGGTATCCACCCCAAAAATAGGCACTCTTGCACTTGATTCTCCTAAATAGGAATCCACTTGTAAAGGACCTCCATATGCTGTATTTGCAAATGTAGATGGATTTAAATTTTTAATATAGAGTGCTTGTTCATTCAATTGATTATTAAAAATGCGAATGTTGGAAGAAGATAAATTATTAATAACCGTTTCTTCGAGTAAAATGACACCTGTAATTTGAATGGATCCTGTTAATCTTGGATTGTTTAAAATCACTTCGGGAGCATCCAAGAATAAATAATTTTCATGAAAATCAATGAGTTCATTTAAATTGGATAAACCACGAAGATTACTTGTGGTTACAGTTGTTCCACGAGTTGTGTTTTGAACCACTAGATTACTATGTATAGAAGCACTCTCTGTAATATCTAAAGTATAAGATGGAGTATTACCTATGCCAAGATTGCCTCGTATATAACCTACGCCTGCTGTTGTGATTTGAAAGAGAAGCTGATCGAATGGATTTTTTATTTTTAAAGGAACGTCTTTTTTTCCATAAAGAGATACATTGCTTGTATAGATTCCTCCTGAATAAAAATTGCTCAGACCTGCTAAATTTTGATTTAGTTTTCCATCTTTTTCAAGAATCACATTTGAAAAATAGAGCAATTGATTGGAAGAAAAGCGAACCAATTCTTTAGAGCCTTGATGTATTCGGAAAGTTCCTTGACGATTTTGAGTGGTTTGTCCAATACGAAATCCGTCATTAAAATAGATATTTGCAGTTGATAAATCCGATTGTATCGAAATTAAGTTGGAAGCCCCTGTATAGATGAGAAGAGGGATGTCTCTCGTCTCATACGCAGGGATTCGTCCAATGGAAATAGACATTGATGATAACCTTAAGATATTCTAAGAAAAATGAATCTATGCTTTAATCGCTTAGTTGTTTTAATAGTAAGTTAAAATTAAACCACCATCTGCACCTGCACCTCCAGAACCACCTGTACCATTTACAACCGTTGAAGTATTTGGTACAATCGTTTTTCCAGATGCGCCGCCGCCGCCCCCTCCTCCAGGAGAACCACCTGCGAAGCCACTGCCGCCACCACCTATATTACCACTACCTGTATTTCCAGTTAATCCATAACCACCTCCTCCACCTGTTCCTCCTGTGTAAGTATTTGTAATAGAATAACCACTTGCACCTGCTCTTACGAGTGTTCCGCTAGTTGTATATTTTACACCATATGCAAAAGCACTAGAACCTATTAAATAACTGGCAATTTTTGCACTTGACCCACTATTACCACCGCTATAATATAGAGCAGTTGTTGTATTGGTCGTTGGTTGTCCTGCACCACCACCTCCTCCTGTTGCAGCATAACCATTTCCTGTTAAAGCATATCCATTGCCACCATCAGTTGAAGTAGTACTATCTCCATCACCACCTTTACCTCCGGATTGAGAACTTGTAAATGTTCCAGATACCGTTCCTCCTGCTCCTCCATCACCACCTGAATTTAATACAACACCAATTTCCGAACCTAATCCGCCGGCGGCTCCTCCATTCGCTGTCCAAGTATAGCTAAACGATGATGCTGCATTCGTTGTTAGTGTGAGTGTTGTTGCTGTACCTGCCGTACCTGCTGTTGCATTTGTTGAAGTTGTTGATGTTGTAATTGTTGTACCAATGGAACCTCCATTACCACCTGCTCCACCTGTACCAATAGTTGTTGTTAATGTACTATTGAATAAAAGTTCATAAGGTATCATGACTTCACCATAGGCACCACCTCCGCCCGCGCCGCCGCCACCGACGACAGCTCCTCCACCACTATTAATGGTACCTCGCATATTTCCACCTGCGCCTCCTCCTCCTGCTCCCCACAGTTGAATACGAGCATAAGAACATCCATATTCTGGTGGTGATGGAAGTGTATAATTACCTGAACTAAAGTACGTATATTGTTTAAATACAGCAATACCTGTATTGGACGATAGTAAATATGGAGTCGATAAATTTGAAGTGACTAAAGGTACAGAGAGTTGGACGAGTCCATTTGGTTTTACAATCATTTTTGTATTTTCAGTCAAACGATCCAATGAATCATTTGAAGATGCATCAAAGCGAATTTCTCCAGCACGTAAGCGAATACGATCCGAATCTATATTGGAACCTTTAAAGATCAATAATTCGGTTGGATAACTTCCTGAACGAACATAACTCTCAATAACTGTATCATCATAACTTGTATCATCCAATGTTCTTCCAAAATGAATACCACTTCCTGTATTGGTACCAAGTGTTGTACCTACATAGAGCCTGCCTTCATTCGATGTATTTCCAATGACACGCATAGTTCCTTCTATATGAAGTCGTGATGTTGGAGTGTAAGTTCCAATACCAATCGCGTTTTCAATAAGAATAGATTGATTGGTTGGGTTTTGATTTTGAATCGCATAATTCGAACCCACTACAAGACCTCCACTGATATTCCATTGAGACAAATTAGATATAGGTTGCGCTTGATAACTGGGAATAATCGCTGGATAAGTTGTATATCTCATTAACGAAGTATCTGTATGGATGGTACCATAAGTTAAAATGCGTTGAATACTTAAAGGTCCATAGGTTATTGTATTATTACGATAAAAGTCATAACGATAATAGCTATAAGTAGATGGAGATGTAAAAGTATAAGTTTTAGTCTCATTTGGTGTCCAAGTGATACTAGATTGGGAGTCAAGTAATGTCCAGGAAATGTTATCACTCGATGCAGAAACCGTCCATTTGCTAGGTGCATTGCTTATGTTTGTTGGTCCAGTAATCGAATATTGTAATATGGGAGTCGTCGTTTCAGGATAGGTAAATAAAAGCGATAAGGGTGGATTTGTATCTTGACTAATGATAAACGCATTGGATAGGGTAGTAAAGGAGATTCTAGTTTGATCATTAAAAAGTACTTCTAAAGGAGATTGTTTGATATAGCTTTCTGTCGACGTAGAAGTTACTGTATATGGTATAGAAGATGTACTAAATGTATATCGTAAATCAAGATAAGGTTGTTGTGTATAATTGCTTGTCATTGAAACTTCATAGGTCCCTGTATTATAATAAGTGTCATCTTTTGTAAGAGTCATATTATTGGATGTGTTTCCAACCAATTGATACGTTGGGTAGGTTACAGGAACAAGTCGTTGATTCGAACCTTCAAAGAAACGTAGAAAACTGGTAGCCACTTGTCCATAGGTACGTGTACTCGCATTTGTTCTTGTAACAACAATTGCATAAACGTTATAAGCTGTATCTTGATCAAGATGATAAGTATTTGTATAACTAGATGTGCCTTCATATCCATCCGTTACTGTATGAAGGGTATTCCAACTTCCAGAAGACGTATTTGAAGCTAAGAGTGTCCAATTACGAGGTGATACAATATCATAAGATGAATCTAGACCTGCTATACGAGCTGGACCAGCAATGAGATATTGTCTTAGTATAAATGTATTTGGTGCAAACAACTGAATCCACTCTCCTGAAATACCTCCTAAAATGGTATCTCCTTCATATGCACCCGATATACTATTATAACGATAAGTGTTCGCACTATCACTTGCCCAATACGTAGCTACTGTATTATCAAATGCTAAATAAGGAGAATTACCACTTTCAGTAGAGGAACTTTTTGCTGTATAAATACCATTTCCATATAAATAATTTGTTAAATTTGTTACATTTGCAGTTAAGTAATAAACTGGATAAATGGGCATAAAAGGAGCTATCACATTGCTTGATAAAGTGGCTGCAATATTCGAAGTCACGATTCGTGTCGATGCTTTTGGAACAGGTGGCCAAGAACCTGTATAATAACCTTGAACTTCAATCATTGGTCGTGTTTCCAAATTGCATGAATGTAAATGGAATGGGCTAATCGGATTTTGAGTTCCAATTCCTACATTTCCAGTGATATAGTAAATATTAGATGTACTTGTATAGATCCAAGGCGTTACATTTGAGAAACTACCTCCAACAACATCATCCAATAACGCCCCTAATATACGATTTGCCCTTATTGTTCCAATAACATCGACGGCATATTCTGGAAGTGTTGTACCTATTCCTAAATTTCCAGATAAATAGGCTGTTTGAGCTTGAATTTCAAGTCCATTGCGAGGATTATTCGTACCAAATCCTATATTTCCAAGTGAATTTATAAATAAACTCGTTAATCCAGCATTTGTTTTTACTTCCGTTTCGCCAATAACGGTAACTGTACGTTGTCCTGGGGTCGTAAATCCAATTGTAAGCTTGCTATCTTTTGTTAAATGAACATTTTCACCAATGCGAATACCACTTGGATGAATCGATAATTCACGATTGCGAATCGTTAAATCAGTATTTGCAGTAATGAAAGCTTCTGCTTCTCCATTAGGTGTTGTGGATAAATTAATGACACCAAAGGAAAATCCTTCTCCATTTGCATTTAACGTAGTACGAGAAATACTATTGACTGTATCATTACAATTTGCAATACGGACTTTTGACAGTTGATTGTTTCCAATCGTTTGAATCACATTGATACTTTTGGTAGGTCCTCCATTTGCATAGATACGAACATTATCATTGGGTAAGTCGGGTTGTTCCGTTTCAAAGAAATAGGGATTTGGATTCATGACAATATTGGAACCATAGAATAAGAAACGATCCGGTAGAATACGAAATTCTTCATAATTGGGTGCTTTACTAATATAATCAAATGCGTCAATCTCTAAACCATTCACGCTTAAATTATACATAAATACATTTGACATTAAACCAGAGTTTGCATATAGATAGTTTGTATCTACATGTTCTATATTGCTAAGACTGCTATTCATAAAATCAATGAAGGATGAGGATTGAATATTACTTGCATCAATCGTACGTATATATGCTCGTTTTTGAATTTCTAATAAGTAATCATTATTAAAAGATGGATCTTGTTGAAAGAGAACTTTACCTGACTCTGTAATATTAAATTGGACAACATTATTTGAGTCATAACTTTGAATATAGGCATATTGATTGCTCGTGGTTTGATAGAGACCCATTAAAGATTGTATGGTTGGTTTAGAAGACGATGGGTTATAGACAATTTGTAAAGGATGATTGGTTTGATTTGATCCGATGCTTATGTAACCTCTTTTATCAATAATCATTTGAGGTACATTGCATGAAGTTAATTGAATAAAACCAGATAAATAAGGATAACGAGATGGATCTATATGATAGCTATATCCATAATCGGGTTCGGGAAGAGAAGAAGTTGTTTTTCCTGAGGAGATGCGTCCAAGTGTATCCACAATAAAAATGGGAACGGATGTATTTGTAGATGAAAAATACGATTCAATGTGAAGTGGATTACCTGTTGCCGTATTTGCAAAATTCGTTGGATTGAGTTGTTTAATATACAGAGCTGGTAAGTTGTCTATATTATTAATGATCTGTAAATTGGAGGTTTCTAAATCATTAATGGTTGTTTGAGCAAGTTGAATGATTGCATCATAAGTAATAATACCTCTTAGACTTGGATTATTAATAATTGTATCATCTGCGATTAAATGAATATTTGCTTCATTAAAATCAATTCGTGATGGAACTTGGTCGTTGCCGTATATTGTATTTGTAATTAATTGAGATGTATTTAGAGTATTTCCGATGGTTAGATTACTTTGGACATACATATCCCCGAATACTTCAAGAGCTGTAGTTGGAAATATACCGATTCCTAAATTGCTTGAAACATACATCGTTTTATCGAGACCAATTTGATAGATGGTTTGTACGTTTTCATTTTCAATACGAAGCGGTGTTCCATAGGCCATTTGTAAAATTAAATTACAAGACGATATCTGTTGAACACTTACATTGCTCGCAACAATAAGATTAGATTGAATAGCGATATTCTGTTGAAAGATGGTATATGGAATATGTTGAAGTTGATTTGAGTTATAATTCAACAAAAGAACATTGGAATGGTAAAGTTGAAATTGTGTTCCTGTAATATCGCGATATTGACCGATACGAAAATTTTGAAAGCGAATAAAGTTTTCAACAGCATCTGAATTAATAGATAAACTAATGGGTCCATTGGATGCTGTGGCAGCAACCGATGTCCGAACCGAAGAAATCGGTGTCTTACCAATATAGATAGACATCTCTCACCTTAAGATATTTTAAGAAAAATGAATTTATTTAAATCGTTATTTTTAACACGATCCAATGCTTGTCCACGCAACGGCACAATCACTATCTGTCGTAATGGTAATATCATTGGTCGAAGCAATAATTGTAAAAGTAGTTAGATTGATTGTTTTATGGTAATGAATATTGAATAAATCGACTGCCGTTGCATTCGCTTTTAAGAAAGACACAGATGCATTACCCAGTTTATCGGCTGTGGCGGATTTTACCTGAATATGAAGGGTTCCACTGCTATTGTCAGTGATACAATAGTCAGGATAAGCAATCGTATGAGATGTTCCTGTTGCATCCCATCCAGATTGTTTATGATAAGGGCCTCCTATAAATGAACTTGAAACACCATTTGTGCCTTTACCTACGAGAATATTACCACGTACATCAAGAGTGGTCGTTGGAGAACTGGTTCCAATACCAAGATTACCAAATGAATTGAGTCGCATTTTTTCATTGGTATGAGCGAGTGTGGTATCATAGTAATGATAGGCATTGCTTCCTGGCGCAAAGACAATCGCTGTTCGCATGGTGGAAGAACTTAAAAAGGCTTCTTCTGATATTGCACCCAGATAAGCTGAGAATGCTTTATTTGCTGTACTTCCAGAAGTATGATTTCCACCGAAATGAATCAAACCAAGTGGCACATTCGATGTTAGAGATGCATTATTATTATAACGATAAAGACCCATGTTTCCAGCATAAGCAATATTGGTTGATTGATCATAACGTTTGCTTTCAATGCGTAAAGAAGCAGTGGGATAATTGTTTCCATCACTCGTCAATAAGATACCAGTATAATCCGTATCTAAACTGTTACGTATTTCTAAATCGGTACTAGGTGAAATCGCGGCGCCATAAGATATACCTACTCTACCATTGTAAAGTGTAAAGATGTCTTCCGCAGAATGAACATGAATGGGATATTTTGCAGTTGTGGTTCCAATACCAATATTACCTGTATGTAAAGTATTTCCAATAATATCTACATCTGAACGAGGATCTGTGGTTCCAATACCAAGCGCAGTTGCAATCATTGTACCACGTACATCCAATGATTGTAATGGAGCTGTAGTACCAATACCAATATTTGCACCTGTTCCATTAATAACTAAATCTGGACTTGATGATGATACATCACGATAAACTTCTAAGAGATTACCTGTTTGTGAAGCAGAAGCACCTTTTATTTGTAAACCTTTATCTGCTGCTTTACCTGCTTTAATAATTGTTGCAATTTTACCACCTCCTGTTACATTACCATCCACATATAAAGCTGCTGTTGGATTTGTAGTTCCAATACCAACATTTCCAAATTTATCCACTACGATAGTTGTTGTTGTTCCTGTAAGATTTGTATTAAATATTCCCAATCTATTTGTGGAAATACTTGTTGTTCCAATACCAATATTTCCAGATATTAATGCATTGCCAATAATATCTAATTTTTGACGAACTACATTAGTACCAATTCCAACATTAGCAGCATAGATATTTCCAAAATTATCTCTTGCAACAATTGTATTGACTGTTGCAGCTGTATCCGCATCTACTCCCCAAGTAGCTATTCCAGCACCATTATAATTAGTACCTGTTAAATAAGTACCACGAATTAAATCGTTACTCACTTTAGTAGCCGTTCCAGTAAGTGTTGCTGTAATGGTTCCTGCACTAAAATTACCTGAAGCATCACGAACAACGACTTTATTTGCTGTATTCGCATCTGTTGCATCTACACTCCAACTTGAAGCAGCCACACCATTGTAAATCGTACCGACTAAATAGGTGCTAGGTGATAGATCGTTGCTTACTTTAGTAGCCGTTCCACTGAGTGTTGCTGTAATGATTCCTGCACTAAAGTTACCTGAAGTATCTCGAACAACGATTTTATTAGCTATATTAGTATCTGTAGCATCGACTGCCCATGTGGTTGTTCCAGCGCCATTGTAGTTGGTACCTGTTAAATAAGTTCCACGAACCAAATCTTGTCCTACTTTGGTAGCCGTTCCACTGAGAGTTGCTGTAATGGTTCCGGCACTAAAGTTACCAGAGGAATCTCGAGCAACGATTTTATTAGCAGTATTAGCATCTGTTGCATCGACCGCCCACGTTGTTCCAATGGAACCATTATAATTATCACCCGTCAGATAAGTACCACGTATTAAGTTTTGACTCACTTGTGTAGCTGTACCGATAAATGAAGACGCCGTAACTGTATCATTAACGATTAAAGGACCACTTATAGATGCATCACCTCCTACATCTAATTTATAAATAGGTAGTGTAGTTCCAATACCTAAATTACCAACACTATTTAACCTCATACGTTCAGTATTATTTGTTCCAAATTGAATGCCAAAGTTATTATAATTCCATACATATCCATACAATTCGCTTCCATCGGGTTGAGGTATATTCGGATTCAAACCAATACCAAAATATCCTGTACTATCAACATAATAATCAGTATACGCCCACGTATTTGTTGCACGAATATCTATACCTGTTAATACGTTTAACGAACTATTAAAAGTGTTTGTTCCAATACCAACAGGTCCATTTATATAAGCGTTTCCAGTAACATCCAGTTTATAAGCAGGTTGGCTAGAACTGATACCAACATTGCCAGTATTTAATATGGTAAATCTTTCATTATAAGTACCACTGCTTCCTGTAAAGAAATGGAAATTACCGTTACCAATACCATCAGTAGTACCTTCTTGTCCAGCATAATGATTCATATTCCATCCAGCACTATGTCCAATTTTAGAACCATTTTTTAAAAATGTCCAATAGAGTCTATCAGCATCACCGCCATTAAACATTAAAGAACTTGTAGCATCAAGAGGACCAGTACCAATGGCTAATGTAGATTGAGGATCTGTTGTGCCTATACCAATATTTCCATTCGTATAATAAATATTATTACCAGTTGTCGTCCATTGAGAAGATACATAAGGTGTATTATTTTGAATTAAAATACCTGTAAAGTTAATATCTCCAACTACATCCAAAGGATATCGTGGATCCGTTGTTCCAATACCCAAGTTTCCTGATACAATTTGACTTCCATAGACATCTAACGTTTGTCTTGGAACGGATGTACGAATACCTACGCTTCCTCCATCGGCAACAATCAAGGTCAATGTTTCATCATCATAAAATTCAGCCACAGGTGTTGGACCAATCTGCGTAACTTTTAAAGCAGGACCCGATCCCAAATTTGTGATGATCATTTCTTCCGTATTGCTCGTGACCGTATTTAGAATCACAGATTCACCTGTAATTTGAAGATTTGAAGCGTAAATGGTCCCTGTCGAAACCATATTTCCATTCACTTGAAACGTATGAGTGGAAGATGGAAAGTTTAACTGTAATAAATCATTACTATAAGACCATTGGGCGTTTGAATTAAAAACACTTGGATAAGAAGAGGATGGTTGGATTTCAAGTTGATTCAAATAAATACGATCCGTAATTTGATGCGCTTGTCCATTGATATAACGAAATTGAGAGATAACATTTGAACGAAAAGAGATCGCCAAATCTTCATTGGATGCAGAAATCACATAATAATCCGTCAAAGTATCATTTCTTAACACGATTTTAGATTCATTCACGGTTGATTGGATAACAAGAGCATTCTCATTACACGATAAGATAAATACCCTTGGCTGAAGTGAATCTTCCAATTCATAAAAGTTCATAGATTCCTTAACAACTCTATTTATTTTTTATATTATTTTACGGGAAAGAACATTTCAACTGAAAAAAGAATACGATATCCCGTTTAGATAGATGAATATTTATGATAACCACAATAATGACCAATGCCCGCAACACATAGATAAATGAAACAAGCGGCTGCTACAATTGGCCACGCAGGAGAACCTGGACTGCTTGGAGCGGTTGTTTCTAGATAATATTTATCAGGGACAAGTTCTTCATAAAGAGCTCTTTCTTGAACGTTATATTGTTCTACCACATTTTGTGTTCCGTGATGAAGCACTTGTTGAATTAATAGATTCTTAATGGCGTGTTCAATCGAACGTTCGGTACGATTTAAACAACGTGCTATTTGATCCACCGTTAAGTTCATTTGATAGAGTTTATCCAACGTATCAATATCTTCTTCCGTCCAAAGTTTATAACTATTTGCTGCCATATTCGTTATTAGTTATATGCTTGAGCTCTTTAAATTATTTATGATTTCGTTTGGATTTTTTCTTGCCACCTACCATACCAAGAACAGGTAAGACATCCTGTAAAAAAGTAGGATCAATACCACTTGTATAAGAAGCTGCTCCGGATGAACCCGATGAGAAGGGTTGAGGAATTTGATCTGCGGTATTATTATAAGCGAGTGCATTTTGAATAGGATCATTGGTATCTTCGATTAAACCTTGAGTGTTGTACATTTTAGAAAAGATCATTTCATCCGCTCCACCACGTTGTTTTTTGGATTTTTTACCTCCTGAGGATGGCACCATCTTAGATTTTACTAGATCTGGATTTTTATTGAGTACTTGCATAAATGCAAGGATTGTTTTTGTAAATTGTTGTAATTGTTGTGTTTTTTCTTTTGCGTCGAGATCATTATAAGGTCTAAATATACCATTACTCATTACGGATGGATTTTCTCCATTATTTATTTGAGTTATTATTTCAATTGTTTTTTTATAAGCTTCAATGGTTTGCTCAGCAGATGGACCAAAACCTAATAGCCCACCTTTCTGTTTGATTTTATAACCACCTGATAATATTGTTTTTATTCCAGTAATAGGGTCTGTTGCTACGTATTCTAGTTGATATACTTCACCATTTGATTGATTTTCTTTAAATTCTTCTTGATTTGGAAGAGCTAAATTTGTGGCTACTTGTGATACTGTTGGGGCTTCTGGCATAAGATCTTGGGCGATTGGAGCTGGAACTTCTGGCATAACATTATTTTCTAAGTCATTGAGGGGTTGATTATCATCTTCTACACCACCTTTATAACGACGTGTTTTTAATTTGCGACCTCCAACTTGTTGCATCTTAAACTTCTACTATGGTAAAAGATTTTGTTTTTCTTTTTGTTTAGAAGCATCAAATGGAATAGGCTGTGTCATTGGGAAATAATATTCTTTTAAATCCACACGACAAAAGTTTTCCAATACTTCTAACATCGTTCGAGAAAGTTTGGTAAAGGTTAAGATGTTTCGTTCAATCACTTGATAAGGACTTACGCCATAGATATGTTTAAACGTAGAAGGTATCACGAGATAAAGTTGATAAAGGGTTTGTAAAATGTTTTCACGGGCATCTAAGAAAGTAGGGACATAACTTTGACAAGGATAGCGTTCGGCTAAAATGTACATATAAACCTTTTGATATTGATTCATATAAATCAATAATTCTTGGTATTTTTGTATATCAAAGGTCTTTACAAAGATAAGGTCTTTCGCAATCTCTGTTAAGGTACGATTTTCCTTCAAATAAATCAGTCCCTTCTTGGGTGCGCCCTTAATCGGAAAGTTATCTGTTGCGATTTCTGCGTGAGTAAGTTTTTCTTCATTCACTTGATCGACAACAGCCATCTCTTTTGCATCTTTGGTACGTTCCTCTTTTGAGCGATATTGTAAATACATCCATAAAGCGTAAGCCCAAATGCTAATGAGAAGTAAGCTGACCAATGTTTTTAATTCTGCCTGTTGAAATTGATAGAAGACAATACTAAAGAATACAATAAAGAAAAAGATTTCCACCTTTAAATCCTGTAAGATGGTATAAAAATCTTTTTCCATAGGAAGAACCTCTGAAAATTAAAAAGAAATGTTTCGGCCTATGCTGCCGAATCAATAAAGTAGAGCATAAACGAAAAGAACATCAGCCACATTCCAACATACAATCGTCTTTCAGGTTTTGTAAAGATTTTAAATAAATTACGACGAAATTCTGTTCCCGATACATAATTTTTACTTGAAATCGCATCAGATAAATCATTTATGATATCAATGGCTGTCTGTATGAATCGTCGTGTGATCTCTTTTAAAGAGAGTTGATAGAAATAAGCATTGGGATTCTTATCTTTGGGAATGCTTTTGGGGTAGAGATCTAAAAATTCATTGATTTTTTTGACCAAGGCCTCTTTTTCTTGGCCTTCGTTTGCTAGATCAATGCGACCTTTTTCACTTAACAAATCTTGATAGACTTTATCATATTCTTTGAAATCCATAACGGATGAAACTCTACAATGGAGCGAGATTTTAAGTTTTTGAATAAAACGGCTATAAAGGATGGGAAAAACGGAAAACCCTCGCTTTTTTTTGTTTCTTCCTAGAAGTCTAAAATTTTTTTAGAAACTTTTAAGATTTTTTGCGCGCCCCCTTTTTTATATGGGCTCACTTGCTCACTTTTCACAGTAAGAATACATCGATATAAAGGATTCTTTTCTCTACTATTTTATATAATATGCTCAATGGCTCAGTTAAGAAATATACCTGCTCCCTTTGTACTTATGCTACAGACAAGCGGTATAATTATGATAGACATACCAGTACGGTACATAGATGTAATGTAAATGTTAGTGAGGATAATACTGATATTGTATATAATGGTACTGATAATGTATATAGTAGTACTGATAATGTATATAATGATACTAATAATGTATATAGTGATACTAATAATGTATATAATGATACTCAATGTAATAATATAGATATAAAAATAGATCAAAAAGAATTTAAATGTGACGGTTGCTATAAAAGTTTTTCTCGTAAATATAATCTTCAACAACATATACCAAAATGTACGCGCCGCCAATATCCAAATCAATGTACTGCGTGTCTAAAATGTTTTACTTCTCGTGGCGGTCTATCTCAACATAAACATTTCTGCAAAGGGTATCCATTGATTGTTCCAAATTCATCCTCTAATACTGTCATACCCTCTGGCTCTACTCAAGTCAATGGAAAGAATGTTCAAATGATTCAACAACAACAAAACGCAGAAACAATAAATAATACAACAAATAATACAACAAATAATATAACGAATAATACGGTAAATATTAATATCTTAACCTGTCCACAATCTCGCGAGGAAAAGTTTGATTTTGATTGTACAAATATTAGCCACGAAGATTTAATGGCAATGCTTCAAAAGTCCAAAGATGCCTTTATCCGTTTTAATAACTTTGTTGGTAAAGTCTTAGAGAATCCACGAAACTGTGTGGTTCGTAAAACAAGTCCCAAAGATAGTCATTGTCTTGTTCATAGAGGAAATGATATATGGGAACTTGCTCATGATGATGATACATTTCCTATAATCACCCATCATATGACAACAGCTGCTCTAGGAAAGACAAATGGGCTAGCTAAAAATCAAAAGAATTACTATACGGATTCTTTTCAAGGTCAAGTTCGTCATATAAATGAAATGGATTATGATACTTCTGAATATAGTAGTATTGAACAGCGTATGAAATTTCAAGTTATTAACCGAACACGTATGACATCAGCTGAAAAAAAGAAGAAACAATCTTAAATATTATTTTTATATTAGATGAATCAATTAAATAACTTGCATCATATCTACATGACCTAGAAAATGACGACGACAACAATAACGAGTCAGTCCTAGTTTATCAAGGATATCCCCTGACTTTACTTGATCAAAGTATTGTAGCGGTTCTTGCATCGCTTCTTCTTTTTTTGTGGGTTTCTTCGTTTTTTCATTACCTTCTACTGCCATTTTTCTTTTCTTTTGGACCTCTTCATCATACCAATCCCATTTATCCGCTAGAGTTTTGCCACAGGTGACACACTTAATTGGAATAATCATCTTTATACTCTATGCTATAAATATAAAATCATTTTTTAAACCGAGATATCTTTGTATTTAGAAGGTTGAGAAGTAATTTTTTCCATATCTTCTTGAACCATTCCATGAATATTAATGGCGTTGTTTAAGAGTTCAGAACGTGGAGTGATTAAACCCTGTTTTGCAACCATCTCATTCAATGCATCCATAAACATATCCTTAGATTGTTCTAATTTGTTTTCACGATGAAGCATTACTGCATATAAATGCATTGCTTCAGGAGCTTTTAAATGTTCAATCACACGATAATATTGTCGTCCTTTTTGAAAATCATAATCGTTTTGACCCACCATCATTTTAAACATTTGCATAAATTCTTGATTATAGACTAAGACATTGTTTTCTGTCGTCGAACTGGGTAAGAAACCAATTTTACTACCTTCAATAAACATACGATGCGATGGACATTTAAGTCTTATTTCTGGATGTGTATAGAGCCAATAGGACAATTGAAGACGATAAGTAAATTGAATTGTTTCCAAATCTTTTAATAATTGTTCTGCAATCTTTGGTTGAATCATATAACTTTCTTTTCCTGGTAAAACTTTACCAAAACCACGAGCATTTATATATTCATAGGGATCATTTGGATTTCCAAACGGTTTTGACATTGAAAAAGTAAGTAGATCCCACGTAGAGGACGCTGGGTTTTCAAAGAAACATTCAAGATGTCTTTGAAATTCTGGTAAGATAAGTGCATCATCTTCGAGTACAAGATAAAGGTCTTTGAGAGATACCATAGGCAATTTACCCATCTGGACGATTTGTTTAAGGGCTTCTTTTTGTTTATAAAAATTGGAGAGTTGTTGGACAGATAATGGTTGCAATCCCCGATCAAAATCTTCATCTCCTGTTTTATCATAACGAATCTGTTTGCTAATTTCTTCGAGTTTAGGTTGTAAATCATTGGGTTCAAAGGATTCTTGTTTAAAAACACGCATTCGATAGCCATATTTCTGACACATTTGTTCAAGTTGTTTCATTGTTAAATGCATTCGTTGTTCTCGTAAAGTAAGTTTTGGAGAATGGATTAAAAATACATTGAGTGACTGCATGCTTTAAAAAATGAATCATTTATTCCCTTAAACCAAGTATCTCTTATATAAAAGGTTTATTGCATAAGTATAGAAGATGGAATTCTGTAAAATTTGCCAAAATATGCTCTATCTAAAAGCAGAAGGCGATCAAAGCTTGGTTCGTTATTGTAGATATTGTCAATATCATCAAGCAGATACACCCGATATTGGTAAAGCCATTCGTATCTCTAAGACAATGTATTCAGAAGATGATCTGCTCTATTCTCAACATCGCAACGCATATCTTCGCTTTGACCCTACACTCCCTCGTGTTCAAGATCCAAAGCTCATTTGTGAAAACGCAGAATGTACAGGACCGAAAGATAAACCTCAAGTTCTATATGTAAAATATCACCCTGTCCATATGAAATACTTCTATACATGCGATTATTGTGGTTATACTTGGAGGAAAAAAAATGAAAATAATGATCTAAAGAAAGTCTAAATCCTATATTAAGGAGAGATGTCCTCGTCTCATGCGATCATTGATGATATTCAAAAAGTTCGTTCGGCAAATATTCGTGAGTATCGTTCCACACCCATAATGACGAAATATGAATTTAATCAACTTATTTCTCTACGTGTGACACATCTTGCAAATGGAGCCATTCCATTTGTTCAAATGCCCGAGGAAATGAAAGTGATCAGCAATATGGAACTGCGACGTGTGGCGCTTCAAGAACTTCGCGAAGGAAAACTCCCTTATCTTGTCAAACGAACGATGCCAAATAATAAAATTGAATACTGGAAGATCAAAGATATGGATCTCACAGCGATTCGTACTTTGCTACGAGACTAAAAATAAGCCTTATGGATGATTCTTTTTTTCTTATTTATAAGTATCCATGGATCCCCGTCTATTCTACAGTCTACAAGCTGCCCTTCTCTTCTTAATTGTCTCTTCCCCTGTGATGTACAGCCTTGTCCAAATGGTCTTTGGTCGCCTATTCACTGTTGCTGTGAAAGGTTGCCCAACCGTTGCTGGCCTACTGCTACACACCGTTGTTTTCGCTTTACTCACTTACCTATTGATGGTCTATCAAGCTAAGGCTGAATATTTTGTTGGTGAAAAGAAAAAATACGACGAAAAAAAAGGTGATGAAAAGAAACCCGTTGAAAAAGAACCCGTTGAACCTCCCAAAGAAGATTAAGTCTTTTACATTTTCCAACGATGACCACAATGGAGACACGTAATAAACATTGTCATAGGTTCATCCGCACTACGCGTTTGAAGTTCATAATATGAACATTTATTTTTCTTACATTTACCACACGTATAACGATCCGTCATAGCGGTTGCTTGAGGTTCATAAGCGGCTTTGGTTCGTAGAAGTTCGCGATCAATGATTTCTTTCCATACTTCTGGATAAATATTTTCAGGACGATAAGAAGCCAGTTCGTGAGGCATAAATTCTTTGTCCTTAAGACGTTTCATCAATCGTTTATTTTTAATGCTATACTTTGAATGAAGATTGGCATAAAGACTTTTTGTTTTTGCGAGGTAAAGTTCCTTAAATAGATCACACGACCAACTGAGAGGAATTTGATGTTCATTTGCATAATCAACACAATAATTATAAATACCAATTTCTAGATCTTGACATTGAAGCTCTGACATTTTCAATCCTTTAAAGAGATCTCTTACATTTGCTCGTAGTTCTGTCATGGTGTATCAATTCTCCTTATCTTATTTATTCAATTTTTACTTAAATAAAAAATTTGAAGTTTATATTAACTCTTTCTACATCTTACTGCAAATAATGCAACTCCAATCTTTTTTACACGATCAAGTGAATCTGATTGAACATTACTTTTGCCCAATCAAACATCAACCTGGTGAAACAATTCTACAATGTGGTTGGACTCAATTGCCAAAATTACCTCTCCACGCCTTTAAAAATCGTCTCGATCAAGAGGTCGTTGAATATTGTCATAGGGATCTTATTTATAGCTATGATCATTCAAATGATGCCCAACGTGTTTATCAAAAAAATTGGATTAGTGACTGTATCAATGATGCCCATTATACCGTTGCTTTCCAAGAAGAATCTCTTCCTATTCATCGTTTTCCGTGTACGACTGAAATAAATGAAAAAAGGGTCATTCACCGTGTCCATTATAAAATCAATAACCGAATGTTCTTCGTCGTTGAAAAAGAAGAAGACCAATGGACACTCTATCTAAAATATCAACACGTCCCAAATATTGATCTGGATAAAATGAACGAAGATTGGAATCAAGCATATAAAGAACTATCAAGGACCATTTATCGTTCTCATTAAGTACTCTCAATAAGTACTTTTACTGGAATCCATTTTTGGAATTTTTCTTCATAACGACACTTAAAAGGAACGGATGTGGCTACATTGAGATTCTTAAAGATTTGGCGAAGCATTTTACTGAGATGGAGAGATGGAACAGAAGCAATACCCATCTTTTGTAGAGAATTTTCTTGTTCATAAAGGTCATAGATATCGGGCTGTTCGGTCTTACGAAGCCATAGCATTTTCTCATTTTCTTCATACACAACATCTTGTTTTGGACGTTGTGTATTAATCGAACAAGGCGCCAATACACTTGGTTCAGGTGTCATCACTTGTTGAGGTCGTTCTTGGAACTCGGGATTGTCTTTAACTTTACGATAAACATTCTTAATCAATTCATCGTTAAAGTTCATCAGTTTTGGTTTATATTTCATATTATGGGGCATAAAATAGATACCGCGATTGGTATAAGGCATATCTTTTGAAAACATCAGCATATCAGCAATGGCTTCTTGACTACATTCAAAGTAACGTTTTACTTGAAATTGACAAACATCCATCCAATCATCGGATCGATAATGTTTTTCAAGAAGTTCATAAGCATAACCGAGTCGTACTGGAAGTTGTAGACCATTGAGATAACGTCCTTTATAAATGATAATATCATTGATGAGAAAGACCCATTGTTGTTGTTGATCTTTCACCATTTCACCTTCCAGAAGTGTATTGTTAAAAATTTCATCATCAAATTGACCTTTTGTGAGAATGATACGAGGCTTTTGGTAACCTGGTTGAACTTTCTTATCAATATACATAATTTGATTTACATCTTCATATTTCGTAAAATAGACAAAGTAAGGATTTCCATTTGAACGAAGACAAGCCCAATGAGGTATGGTTTGGACATATTTAAATTGTTGTTCGTCCAATTTGAACCAATGTTTTTGTAGAATTCGTAGATGATATTTTTTTTCGAGTTCATTAAGAATCCAGTCTTTAGCATCGGAACATTTAATATTAAATGCGATGCGGTCACAAAAAGAAATGATTCCAGTATGCATAGTTTTAATGGATTTATTTATGTATATCATTTTTTATTTTAAATCCTTTTAGAAGTGTTGAATGCCATTACCTAGATAAGTTTTAGATTGATTGGCATAGCACATAGGTAAATCAGCAATAGGTAAATCTTTTGAGAGTTCTTTGGAAGGTGGACAGCAACCAATGGGTTTTAAAGGATAATCCATTTGAATGCCTTTTTCCACTTTAGGGAAATAGGTTTGGAACATTTTTTCTTTATCCGTTAGCTCCTTCACTGCTTCTTTTTCAGGCACTTTGGAAGGAGTTTCTGCTGGTTTATAAAAAATCGTGGGTTTGGTTTTTAGAACAATCATATAGAGAATTAAAATAGCGACAAAGATAATCGCAATCGCAACGTAAAGCATCTTAATCAATGAATAGAAAAATTTACAGAGCCGCTTTAATGGCATTGAGATTGGCACCTACAACTTTTTGAACCAAAGACCCTTTTTTGAAAATAAGAACCGTTGGATAAGCCGTAACTTGATAATGTGCCATCAGTTGATCGACTTTAGATTGTACGGAAGGATCTTGATTGTCTCCATTGATTTTAATGACAGTAGCTGTTGTAATTTTTTCAAGTTGGGGACCGAGCATTTTGCAAGGACCACACCAAGGCGCATAGAAATCCACAATCAATACAGGCGAAGACGAAATGTATTGTTGAAGCGTTTGTACCACTTGAGGTCCTGTAATGTCTTTCATTTTATATAATGTATATTGTTATTTTTAAATAGTCATTGATTAAATTTGTTCATAGAATCTTTATTAAGTTTCTATAGCTATATATAAATCCCTATATTTTGCATAATTCTCTCTAAAAAATGAATTCTAACAACAAAATAAAAACACACCCTTTTTACAGAGTTTCAAATGCCCGTTGCTGAAAGTCTTCTTTGTGGATTGGCCATCTTCTTTTATATAGATGCGATTCGTGGTTGTATTCAATATCGTCGTGAAAGACAATATGCTTATCACGAAACAGTCCCTTTTTTAATACAATCCGTTGTTCAATCTTCCACACCACAACTCTTTGATATACAAGCAGTCGCACCCATTTCTAATGATTCTGTAAAAGAAGATGATCAATGTCCTATTTGTTTTGATAAACTTTCAACTATTCGTTATCGTCGTAAAACAACGTGTGGTCATACATTT